GCAAAAGGCTATTGCAGACGTTGCTACGAACTTGGGAACCACTAAGGCTGACTTGCTGGCCCAGCTTGGAACTACGGAAGCGGCACTAAACACCAAGCTTGCAGGTGTAGAGACTGCACTGACCGGACAGATTACTGGGGCCACGGCTACCATGAACGCCCGGGTCGATGAGCTCGTTGCCCAAGGTAAAACTCAAGCCGAAGCAACTCAACAAGCGTTCAATGAAGTAAACAAGCTTATTGGAACTAAGGCTTCCCCAGTAACACAAGCGGATCTCAACGTCCTGCAGAATCAGTTGCAGGGTACCCAGCAGATAGACCCCAAGTTTGACGCTAACAAAGACGGTGTAGTTAACCAGACGGACTACGACTTCTTAGCAAACGTCGTTAGCGGGGTCAATACCCAGCCGTTCAAGTGGGAGTCCACTGGTCTTTACGGGCAACTAGATGCTTCTGAAGCCGCTAGACAAGCCGACGTTGCAAAAGCTCAAGCCCAAGCCGCCGCCACTGCGGAGGCCCAGCGTGCCCAAGCCGCCGCCACTGCGGAAGCCCAGCGTGCACAAGCTGCAGCAAACCTCAAGGCTACGCAAACTGGACAGCTTCGCGGGCAGATGATGACGGGGATTCAAGGACTTATGGGTGGACTACAGCAGCAGGCACAGGCGCAAGCCGCAACGCTTAACCAGCCGGTGGAAGTTGTGCAAGCCGGACCGCAGTTTGACTTCTCACAGCCGCTAGACGTGGGCTTCTTCGGGGGCTATGCCAAGCAGAAAGCTACAAATACTACACAGACCCCGCAAGGGACAGTTAAAATCGCATCAGGCGGGTACCTCGACGACCTGTTAGATGCTATACGCTAAAAGGATTTAATATGGATGAGACTACCGCAACGGATGATTTTGACTGGGAACAGTTCTATACAGACTACGGCGATGCAAGTGGTGGGTATGACCCAGAAACTGCCCCTACAGACGCTGATGTGCTAGATGCTATCGAGTCCGGAACCTCCACAAATCCCACTATCGCTAAACTGCTTTCAGGTTTTGGGGATAAGGCAGTTTCCTTACTTAAAAGCACTGTCATGTCCGACGGAAAAGTTGACCTTGCTAAGCTCGGTACGCTGGCATTGGGAGCCTACGGCGCGATGGGCGGTAATACTGTGCAGACCGGGGGTTACAGCAAGCCAGTCCCCAAGTTGGATTTAACTCGTCAGCAAGTGCCGTATACCGATACTGGCCGGGTTCCCGGTTCGGCCGGCCGTCAATACTTTACTGATCCAAAATACTCTGCCAGCGGTGATGCAGGAGCGCTAGCGGGCGCACAATCAGCCTCCGGCGCACAAGCACAGGGAATTATGTCCGCATACAACGCTAGACCCGCAGCGCCTGCCGCCGCAATACCCGCCATGCGAACGCCTTGGGAATCCGCACCCCCTCCCGCGCAAGTGGCCCCCACTGCAGCTTCTGGCGTAGCCTCTCTCATGCCGGTACCGCAAGCCACTGGTTTTGCGCAGGGCGGTAGCACAGAAGTTACGAAAGGTAGGTACTTATCAGGAAATACCGACGGAATGGCGGATGAGATTTCGACCAGCATCGACGGTGAGCAAGACGCAGCACTGAGCCACGGTGAGTTTGTTATCCCTGCCGACGTTGTATCGCACCTTGGCAACGGGAACTCCGAAGCCGGAGCGGACAAACTGCACCAGATGATGGACCGCATCCGTAAGGCCCGTACTGGTAATTCCGAGCAAGGTAAAGAAATCGACCCGGATAAGTTTATGCCCGGTGGTCTTGCTGCAGCCTACGCTGCTGGCGGCTCTGTGCAAGGGTATGCAGAAGGTGCCTTGGTAACAACTCCCGGCGCTACCGGTACTGGTGCGGGGACAACAACCCCCGCTGCCTCCGCAGCTACTGCGGTACCTAGTCTCGGCCAGTCCTCCTCGTCGCAACTATCTCCGTGGGCGGGGGAGTACGTAACGGACTACTTGGGTAAGGGCCAAGCGTTTGCTAACGCACCATATCAATCGTACGGCGGACCCCTTACTGCCGGCTCATCCCCATTGCAGGCGCAAGCCTTTGCAGGTATCAGCGGATTAGCCCAGCAAGGGTTTACCCCAACGCAGTTCTCCGGTGGTACGTTTGGCCAAGAGCAAGCGCAGCAGTACATGAACCCATACATCCAGTCTGCACTAGACCCGCAGATGAAGGAAATGAGCCGCCAAGCAGAGATCACCCGAATGGGGGATGCAGGTCGCCTAGCTAAAGCTGGAGCTTTTGGCGGTAGCCGTCAGGCGGTTATGGAGTCCGAAGGTAACAAGAACTTACTGGCGCAACAGACCCAGACGCTGGGAACTGGCTACCAGACTGCATACGACAAAGCGATGGCGCAGTACAACGCGGACCAAGAACGTCGCTTGGGTGCCGAAAAGTCTACAGAAGCTTCACGCACCTACAGCGCAGACTACGGTTTGAAGTCTTTGCAAGACCTTGCAGGTATGGGCGCTACGCAACGCGGCATTGAAGGCGAAGGTATTGCAGCCGATAGAGCACAGTTCGAAGAGCAACGTGATTACCCCGGTAAGATGGCGCAGTTCCAGAAGGACTTGATGACCGGCCTGCCGATTACAACAAATGCCACCACTGCCAATACCACAGGGGTCAGCGATCTTTCCTCACAGATTAGTGGATTGCAATCGCTCTATAAAACACTGGCTGGCTTAGGCCAAACACCTACCACTACGCCATAAGGATCACCCATGAATATCGTACAACAACAGCATGATCTTGAGATGATGGGTGTGCCCGAGTTGCAGAAGCTTGCACAGGGTACGAACCCTAACGTGCCAGCCTACTTAGCACTGGCGGTACTGAACCAGAAGATGGCCTCCCGCGAGAAGGCTGGCTTAGCTAGCGGTGCTGCCCAAGGCGCACAACGAAGCGTGGCTGAGCAGGTTGACCAGAAGGCGGGTCTTATGGCCCTCGACCAGCAGAAACAACAGCAAGCTCAGCAGATGATGGCGCAGCAAGCTCAACAAACACCGCAGGCCGTGCCAGAAGGTATCCCTGCCCCACAGCCGCAAGCACAAGCCCAACCTACTATGATGGCGTCTGGCGGTATAGCGCAACTCCCTATGGATTCTCGGATGACTGACTACGCCGAAGGTGGTGTCGTTGCGTTTGCGGCGGGGGACATTGTGCCGCCTAAGCCTAAGAACCCGGACTTTGATGAAGACGGCAACCCCCGGACACAGGAAGAGCGTGCGGCAATCATTGCAGAGAATAAAGCACTCGCCGCAGGGTTAGGTCGGGCTGCAGGACTTAAAAGCCCATCTACTACGAGCCCCCTGCAAGAGAAACGGATGCAGGACTTTTACAAACCTCGTATGACTCCCGGCGGTGAGCAACGTGAACCCACGGTTCCTGAAGCTCCAGCGGGACTTGGAGCGTTGCCAGCCGCAGGTGCTATGCCTCCTGCTATGCCCGGTGCTGCGCCTAAACCTCCGGCTATGCCCGGTGCGACTCCCACGGGTCCGGGTCTTCCATCTGCAATGCCAAAACCTCCAATGGTTGCAGGTGCTGCGCCCGGTGCCGCTCCAACTGGCATGATGGCACAACTGGCTAAAGAAACAGCTACCCCCGGCACCGCTCCAACGCCCGAAGGAATCATGGCCGAACGCGCTACGATGATGCCCGAGGAACTGAAGACCCCTGCAGATGCCGGCTTGAAACAGCGCACTGCGGCAATGGAAGAGCAGTACCAAGGCAGTAAGAAAGACCGTGACTTTGAGCGTATGCTGGCCGTACTCGGTGGCGGCGCTAAAGGTGGTATGGGCGGATTTGGCCCTGCGTATCTTGGTGCTGTGCAAGGCGAACGTTCTGCGGATGCTGCCCATGCTGCAGAGATGAACCGCTTGCTGTCCGGCGGTGAAAACGCACGTCGAGGTGAGGCTACCTCCGAATACAAAGGCCGCACAGAAGGACTCTCCGCTGCTAAAACTGCATTTAGCGACACAGAGCGCAACCGTCTCACCGCCTTGGGCGTAGGTGCAGGTGTAGAGCAGCGTGCAGCGGAAGCAGCACTCCAACGCCTAACAACGCTTGATGTGGCCCGTATACAAGCCGCCTCTGCAAATAAACCGGGGGAAACAGAGCGTATGTACACCGAGTACATGCGACTGTCCGCAAAAGATCCAAAAGCTGGCCAAGCCTACTTAGAGACTATCGGGCAGATTAAAGGCGCGGGTAAGCCCGACCAGCAAGCCTCTATCCGAGACAAAGCGTACGACAATATTATGGCCTTGATGAAGTCGAGCCCAAGCCTCGGGATGAAGTATAAGGACCCTGCGATGCTAGCTGCTGCGGTAGATGCGGAAACTAAGCGGCTCGGCGGTACAATTGCCGCAGCCCCCGGCGCGAAAAGCCCCGGCGGAAATACCCGGATGCAGTTTGATGCAAAGGGGAACCCTATCTGATGAGGTGATCTATGGCGATTGAAGCGCAACTGGCCGACGGACGAGTTTTAGAATTTCCCGACGGTACCGACCCTAGTGTAGTACAGGCAACGGTCAAACGAGTTCTCGCTCAATCTGCCGCACCTCCCCCAGAGCGTACGTTCCTCGGAAGTGCAAAGGAAGTTGCTAAGGGTATACCCGCAGGTGCTATCGGACTGCTTGAAAGTGCGGCTACCGGTGCGTCGGCTATCCTCCCCGAGGAGATGGAGAAGTCGGCTAGGGCGGGAATCAAGAGCGTTGCAGGCGCTGCTAAAGCCCCCTTTGCTGCTGCCCCGGGGTACGAAGACTCCATAGCTCGTAAGAGCGGCGAGGCCCTCGGCTCCACGGTTCCATTCTTCCTTGCCGGCCCCGCAGGTGTAGCCGGACGTGTTGCCGCAGGCGCATTGGGCGTTGCTGCAGGAGCAGGCGAAGCCAGAACCCGTGCCGAAGAGAGTACCGCAACTGGCGGTCAACGCGCTGGCGCTACCGCACTAGGTGCTGCAGTCGGGGCTACGGAGATGCTGCCCGTCTTCAAGTTCATTAGTACGTTAGGCAAACCCCTTACCGACGGTATTGCTAGCCAGATACGCCGGGCCCTAGCCACGGGCGGTGCCGAAGCTGCACAAGAAGCCGCGTCCAACGCTGCGCAGAATCTTATTGCCAAAGGTCTATACAAGCCCGAGCAGCAAGTTTTGGAGGGTGTGGGCGAAGCAGGTGCGTATGGTGGCGGTGTGGGTGCGCTTATCCAAGGGCTTACTGATATGGCCATCGGCCGTCGGGCGCGTGGGGGTGCTGGTCAACCTGCCCCTGCTCAACCGCCAGTATCCGAAGCGCCTGCTACAGAACCAATACCCGTACCGCTCGCGGACCGTCCGTACCCAGAGTTGGCTAAGGAAGTTTCTCGTATCTCGCAGTTGGCTGATACACGGTCAGCAACGCCGGAAGAGATGACGCAACTCAAAGCCATGCGGCAGGAGCTACAAACCCGGGGTGAAAAAGAAATTCGAGAGGAGCGGGAAACCCGCACGGCAGAGGCAGAAGGTGTAAAACGGTTCCCTGCGCTTGCGGAATCCGAGCCTGATTTATTTGGTGAAGTGCGACCCCCCGTCGAGCCAAAGGCAGAAGCTGCGCCAGCGGAAGGGCTAGCCGACGTAATTTCCGCAGACCTTCCCGCGACTACTGAAGTCCTGCAAGACGCAGGTATAGCGCCCACTATGGCCGAGTTGGAAGCCGCTGGCCAGCAGAAACTCCCACTGCGTAGAACCGCAGGTGATCGCCCAACTTCACCTACTGCGGCTCCAACTGCGGCTCCAACTGCGGCTCCAACTGTTGCGCCTACCGTTGCGCCTATTGTTGCGCCTACCGTTGCGCCCACGACTCCCGGAGCCATTACAGCTACGGAAGTCCGCCAGTTCGGTACCATGTCGCAGGCGAACCGTACATGGATGGAAGCCAACGTAACCGGTAAGACACCCGAGCAAGTGCGGGACATGGTTGCCGCAGACCCAACTATACTGACCAAGAAACCCGGCGTAGCTGCTGCGCTTAAAGAAATCATAGCTACGGCTACCCCACAGGAGACCCCAAGTGTCACAACTCCCCCAACGCCTGCTGCTGAGCAGTTGCCTGAACTCACTGGAGATAAGCCAAGCGTGGGCGTACCTATCGAGCCTACTGCCGCCACTGGCATACCAGCCCCCGCCGCTGCTGTCGCACCCATCACCCCCGGACAACCTGCAGCACCTGTCGGACTCGGATTGGTTCCTACTAGCAAACCTGCTAAGCCGCGAGCTACACCTAAAGGAGCAGTCAGTACTGCACTGACACCACTTGCGGAGGCCCCCGCCCCGGCAATGAAGTTTGAGGTTCCCGAGCTACCGGCAGTGCAAAAGACCGAGCTACCACCCATGCCAAAAATTGGCGGCGGGATGTTCGACCAGTTAGTTAAGCAAGATGCACCAGACCTCGTTGAGGAAGCAGCACCGGTAGCTAAGGAAAAACCTGAGTACGTGACGCCTGAGTGGGCCCTCGGTACGAAAGAAGAAGCCTCTGCAGGTAAAGCAGCGGTAGCTAGCGAAGTACGCCAAGAGAAAGAGCGCAAGCGCCTTGAGTCTCTGGCCAAGCGCGAAGCAGATATTGCAAAGAAAGAAGCAGACGCGGTAGCCAAGCGCGAAGCAGACGTAGAGAAACGCGAAGCAGAACTTGCAAAGCGCGAAGCTGCTGCCGCAAAGCCAAAAGCCGAGCCCGAAGCTCCAAAAGCTGAGCCAAAAGCTGAGCCCGAAGCTCCAAAAGCTGAGCCAAAAGCCGACACCTCTGCACCGTTGAAAACACCCGTACTAGAAACGACCGAAGCAGAGGTGCCAGAAGGCCGCGAGAAAGACCCCACTGTGCGAGCAATCGACGGTAAGACAGTGCTTGAAGTGGCAAATTGGGCTGCGGAAAACATGGCCGACCCTGACCAACGCCTTATTGCGCAGAGGGTGGCTGCTACGCTTCGAGAGTTAGAAGCTGCGGGTGTAGCTCTAGGTAAGGTCACGGTTACCGCCCCAGATCGCCGCCTCACTCGTGGGAAAGGGGTGACGTCCTACACCAAGCCAACTGCAAAGGCCGGGTCTAGTGTTCGCATAATGCTTAATCACCCGAATAACGGGGAACAGACTGGTACGTCAAACGAGGTCATACTGCATGAGTTAATTCACGCGGCTACGATCGGAACTATTTATGTGGGGAATCTAAAGTCAGCTAGTGGCACCGCGCTTGGCAAGACTGTTGACGAGTTGTACTCTGTAACCAATGCAGTGATACAGCACTTCAACACCCGCGTAGCATCCGGCGAGAAGCTGACAGACTTTGAGCGACGGGCTTTTGATAAGCGCCACAACGCTCTGGCCGATGCCGACGAAATGCTCACATGGGCACTCTCCAATAGGGAGATGCAGGCATACTTGGAGGGCATCCCGTACAAAGGCACTACTGCTTGGGGCAAGTTTGTAACCCTCGTACGCGACATGCTGGGACTTAAACCCAAAGCAGATACCGCACTGAGTGAACTCCTTCGCGTCGGCGGCGAACTCACTAGCGTAAAGCGGGGCGCTCTATCCGAGGCAAGTACTGCAACGGGTAAACAGTTTGCGATCTCCACTACTACCAAAGCGCTTGTCGCAGGGGCGGGTCCGGTATCCCCCCTTGAGAAGTCGCTGTTGACCCGGCTAGTAGATGCGGTCAAGTCTGACCCTACCTTGGATTACGTAACCAAGTTCCGCACACAGGTAGCCGATATTGCTGCAACGATTGAGTCTCGGTTGACTGCTAAATTTGATGGCGCAGTACGCGATAGTTTAGGGGAACTGAACCCTATGGGCCTGTACCGTCAAGCACAGGACTACACCAAAATGCTGCTGGAGTTTTTGCAGGTGGGCGGCATTGCAAAGGAGCCAACAACGGGTCTGTGGCAAGTTAAAAAGGTTGCGGGTGTAGGTGCCCCGGCCGACGTGTACGCTAAGCTTAAGACATGGGGCGAAGCAAACGGACTGTCCTTTGAGGAAGCTAACGAGGTCGGTAGCCGAATCCTTGAGGGCGTGCGTCTAGACGGTATGCGTACCGCCAACAAAACCGGCGCTGGGTTTGTTCTGCACAAGATTGACAAGACTTCCAACCTATCTATTGACCAGCAGATAGACAATATGTTGGCGGAACTCAAAGCAAACCCAGAACTACAGGCTATCGCAGACCTGATGGATAGCGCCCGTATCGCCTTGGTTGACCACATGGTGGCCGTGGGTCGGCTCTCGCCTGAGCAGGGTAAAGACTGGCGTGAAGTTGCTGGGTACGTGCCGTTCGATAGGATATCCCCCGAGGGGTTGGCTGCATTCAGCAAGGTTAAGCGGGTTAGCGGCAAAGGGTTGGCGCAAGTTGGCAAGCTCCCAGAGCTTAAAGGTGCAATCGAACTCCCTGTAGGTAACGTCTTTAACAACTACATGGACACGTTGGGCTGGATGCTTGGCCAAGTAGTTAAGACCGATGCCACCATAAATACGCTGCGCAGCTTGGAGAAGGTTACCTCTGCTAAAGCCTTGGGACTTAGCGATCAAGGCAAACCCAACGTAGTGGGCGCGTATGTCAACGGCGTAATGAACTACTGGGAAATGCCGAGTAAGTACGATGTGATGGCGTTCAAAGATCTCAACGTACCGAAGGCCGGCTGGCTGCTGCAGTTGGGTGCGTTCTCCAATGTGCTGCGCAAGTCAATCACCGCACTACCTCCCTTTGCTTTGAAGCAGGTAACCGACGACGTGCAGCGTGCCATCATGACTTCTGGTGTGAAGAACCCCGGCGCATTGTTACGCATGACGCTGACTAACTTCCCGAAACTAGCATTGGCAGAACTCCGTGGGATACAGCACCCCAGCGTACGGGAGTTCGGCGCTATGGGCCTCACGGGCGAGTATGACTTCCAAGCAGGTAAGCCCGCATCGTCACTACTGAAAGATTTAGGGTACGTACCACGGGGTAAAGTTGGAACCCTACTGCATAGACTTGACGGTATTACTCGGGCCTCGGACTTAGCGGTGCGTAAAGCAATATACGACCAGACCATGAAGGAGTCCGGGGACCAACTGCTATCCCAGACTCGGGCCAGAGAGTTTATTAACTTCCGCCGCCGGGGTAACAACGAAGTTGTTGGCGCTATGGTTACCACCATTCCGTTCTTTAACGCATACATACAGGGTATGGATGTGCTGTACCGTGCAGCCTCGGGCAAGGACTCTAGCTCCTCCGTAGGCCGCGCACAAGCACGCCGCATGTTCTGGGGTCGTGCAGCCATTGCAACTGCACTGTCTTCCCTCTATGCACTGAGCAAGGATGATGACGACGAAGAATACAAGAACATGGACTTGCGTACCCGCGACGGTAACTGGATTGTCGGCGGCATGAAGCTTGCAGTCCCCGGGGAACTCGGAGCGATATTCAAAGTTATTCCCGAGCGCGTTGTTGAGTACATGCGTAGGCAAGGAACTCCGGAGGAGCAAGAAGCCTTTGAAGCCGTCCGTACGGCCGCAAGCTACATCATGGAGCAATACGTTGGACGCGTTACCCCTATTCCACAGGCTGCAAAACCGTTGATAGAGGCATGGGCCAACAAGTCGTTCTTAACGGGCCGGGCGTTGGAGGGATTCCACCAGCAGCAGATGGACAAGAGCGAACGGGTCACTGCAACAACTTCGGAGCTTGCCAAGGCGATAGTTACTTTTAGCCGAGATGTTGTGGGCGTAGAAGTCTCCCCCATCATGGTTGACAACGCCCTGCTTGGGTACTTTGGGTCAACTGCAGCCATCCTTACATCCGTAACCGATAGCTTGATGAACCCTACCCGGGTCGATCGTCCCCTGCATAAGTGGGCGTTGCTCAGCAACTACATGTACGACCCTGTGGGCACGCGCCGCATGACTGAGTTCTACGAAGAGCGGGAGACTATGGGCAAGGCAAACGCAACGCTCAACTCCCTCATGCAGACCGACATGGACCGCGCCGTTGTCTATGCCGAAGAACATGCCGACGAACTGATGCTGGAGTCGGCAATCAACTCTACGCTAGAGCAACTGCAACGCACGCGTGCCTACCGTACGTACTTAAACAGCGTCGAGGGGGCCAAAGAGATGAGTGCCGACGAACGGGAGGCCGAACTGAAAGAGATCAAGCAGTTGGAAATCGAACTCGTCGGGTGGGTGCGGGAAGCCAAAGCTGACCGGGCAAATCTAAGATAGCCGCCAGATACGCACTCCGTAATATCCAAACTCCAACCGGGGTCTGGCGCGGAGTGTGATCTGGAGGTACTTCTCGGCCTCCCGGCACGCTAATTGAACCTCACTGGCGCAGGTGCTTGTCTTGAGGAAGACGGAATACCCGGGGAGGAAGTCCTCCCACGGGATGAAGTACGGGATGCCGTACAGGGTTATAAAGCGTACCGAGTCAGGCAGCAGGGGAGGCAGCGTCATCAGCAAAGCCCTCGGAGTCCATGCCAACACTGGCTCCGTCAATGCAGTAGCAGCGCACCCCAAGCGTCTCGAAGTTGCCCACTGCACCAGAACCAATACGCTTGGTCGTAGCCGAGCCGTCGTTCTTGAAGATACCCTTGCCAGTCAGGTCTTTCACGGCTTGCTGGAAGTCCACTTGGCGGCTCACAAAATAGTCGCGCAGGGCAGCGGCGGGAATCCATAACTCTGCGGTATCTGGTTCATACCGAATACGCAACGGGCCACGGGGCTCCCGTATCGGCGCTTGCGGAACTCCACCACGCTTGGCGTTGACGATCAGTGCGTTGTTCAGGTTCTCGTTGATGTACGTAGTCAGGGTTTCCTGTGCCGCCATAGTGGTGTTGCTGGCTGGCTTCACGATGTTGTTACGGATATTGGCAATGGTCACCAATGCGTACTGGTAAACCCTAGGTATGTCGATCTCGTGGAGCTTGAGTTGCTTGGCAACGGTAGCGGCAGCGAAGGCACAGGCCAGAATCACAGAGTAGAACCGGTCAGACTGGTCCAAGTTCATGTCGAGGTCGATCTTCTTCTTGATCTTGTTGAGCAGCGCTCGGACCTTCTCAGGGTTCTTCAACACGTACTGCATAAACACCGGGCCGGCCATGCCGTAGTTCTCGCTGAGCTTGCCAAAGACCGCATCGGATTCTTGCTTAGAGATGTTCTCCGGGCGGGTAATACGGAGCTCAATCAGACGCCGCAACTCGCCATCCGATGTTGTCTTGTGGTTGCTCAACTTGTCATACAACGAGGAGTTGCTCGACATAATCACAAAGGTCATCCATGAGATAGTGTTTGCCCGCATACGGTTGCTCTGCGATTCCATGCGGTGCTTGCCCCGGCCTTGGGGAATATCGTAAATCATCTCGGAGAGGTCGGCATCGGTGATGTTGGTCACCTCGTCCATCGTGGCGGCAATGGTATTCAGTGTGCCTAGCCACTGCATCTTGGAAGCCATTGTGTCTGTCTTCTTCATCAGCAACGCGCTGGGGTGACCGAACATGGAGTTGATAACCATCTGGACGGTGGTCTTGCCTGTGCCGGACTTGTTGGACATAAGGTTGATGGCCGCACCGCGTACCTCCATGCCGCCGATCATGCGCAGCAGGGGCGCACCCATACCGAAGAACAAGGCCAGTGCATGGGCCTCCATGCCGGGACGGTTGTAGAAGTTGGCAATCTTGGACCACTCCTCCAGCGAACCCTTTGCGGTAAGCGCCGGGGCCATAGCCCGAGTTGCGGAGCCAGCCGGGGCAAGGCGTGCGCCCTCTGCGGTGTATTCGATCTCACCAACGACAAATCCTTTGTCATCAGGGGTCCAGCCCATTTGGTTGCGGGTGCGGTCAGCAGAGAACATCTTCTGCAGGTTACGGATTGAGGAAGCGAGGTAAGCCATGATTGAATCCAATTCTTTGGGGAGGGCAATGACGCCGTGCTTGGTGAGAACGTCACGCATTTTTTCTTTTGTGAGCAAGCTAACTACGGGAACAACGAAGCGGCGGATGCCATCGTGTGGGGTGTGCAGGTTAACGCCAACGACTTCACCGTCACCATCGCCGTGCTCATCTGCGTCATAGTACCTAGAGGTTAGGTACAGGTCGTACTTGTAAATCTCCTGCTCAATCGGGTCGCCGTCCTTATCCTTGGTCTTGAGGTAGACGCCGCCGTGCACGCCACGGAAGTACGGGAAGGGGTACGCAGGGATTTCAACTTGGATAGTGGCCGGGCCAGCGTCCTGCTCCTTGTCGGAGTTCAACTGCTGCTCAACGATATACACGTCGTTCACTGCTTGGGTAGCTTCAACCTTGCGGCCGATGGCAATGGGACTGCTGCAGCGTTGGGTACATCCTGTACAAAGGGCACTGTTGTTCTCCCGGTACCAGTCACAGGTGATAGGCCCGATGGTAGCTTCTGCCTTGCGCAGTGTGTTCTCGGCAGTGTACCCGGGGTGTGCGCGTGACAGCATTTGGATAGCCGTCTCGGCATCGGTACAGCGCCATGCAATCGACAGTGCCGACCTCCAGAGGGGTTCTTCAAGCGTAGCAGCGTTCTGTACTGCGTGGGCAATCTGTGCACAACCGGTGCCTTTCATGCTGCGGCGTACGATACGGGCAAACTCCGTAGTCGGGTAGTCACCCCCGGCCAAGTTAGCGGTCATCTCGTCCATGCCATAACTCTTAGCGGCACTCAAGTCCATCGGTGGGGCCGGCAGTAGGGCAGTAAGCACCGACAGGTCCGATATCACACCAGAGGCAAGTAACTGGACTGGCAGGGCGGGGCTCACCTTGTGGTTCTCGGTGTCCACCATACGCAGAACACGGGCTGCATCAGCGGTGACGGTCACGTCTATGCCAAGCCGATGCTCGACGCACAGTGCCTTGAACGTCCGGGCCAGCGGTATCCACTGTGCAAGGGTAAGTTCTTCATGGAACGGCCAGTATGCGTGCAGCCCCCGGCCGGAGTTCACCACGTAGGGTTCTGGCAGCTTGGCCTCGGTTATGAATTTACGCAGGGCTATTGCTGCGTCATCGCGGGAGGCGTAAGTCTTGTCGGCTCCGCAGTCCAGATCAATGAAGAAGCAGCGCAGGGCCTTAACATTGTCGGCCTTACGGGCCGTGGCCTCAACAAAACTGGCAAGCGCAAAAAAGACGTTGTACTGGTCGGCGCGGAGTCGGGCACCTTGAGTAACAACGTCAGCAATTGTGGGGTGGAATGTTGGGTGTACCGCTTGTCCCTTAATCCCTACTACGCAGTATGGGCCTTCAGCAGGGAGAACGGCAGTATAAAAAGAGTAGTTCACGGCATCTCACGGTCTGATATTACGGATGATAAAGGTGGGGCAGCGGCCCGTGTTCCGCTGCGTCAGGAAGGGATCAGCTTCCTCAAGCCCCGCCGGAAGTATATCCGGCTATTCTAAGTACAACTCATGCAGGTTTAGTATTTTTACCACCTGCTCTGCTTTAGGCTTGAACCTCCCAGTAAACCATGAGTACACAGTCTGCCGGGAAACCCCTAGATGTATGGCAACTTGCGCTGCCGGTACACCTAGCTTAATGCAAGTTAGCCCAAGTTGTACTCCCGGCAGCTTTTGGTCTGCCTGCTCAACGGTTTTCACCATCGTATATGAGTACCCTCGGGAATCACTCATCGTCTGAACCCCAATCGTCGAGCACTGCGCTCACGTCTTTGCTGGCCACCACTGCAACAGGCTCTTTCTTTGCAGCGCGTTTTACTGGAGTCTGAACCTCATCTACAGGCTCCGCTACGAGTTTTGGCACTGGTGCAGACTCCTCTACGGCTGGCTTCGAGAACGACATTGGCAGCGCCGGGGCTTCCTTTGGTGGGGCCAGCTTGAACTCAACTGCTTGAGCAGCATCCTCCGATGTGCCTTGGGCACGGGCCACAGCCAACTCGTCGCGGGTCAGTGGGCGCACTGCGCTGAACTTCAACACAGCAACCGAGGCTGACGTATCGAAACGAGCTTCAGTAACGATGCCGGACAGCGGCACACCGTGGCCTTGCAGAAACTTAGCGTAGGCTTGCATTGGCATCTTGTTGCCCTCTGCTTTACCAAACAGCGAAGTAGCTGGCAGTTGCAAGCGGTACACGTTGCCGCCCAGATCGTTCTCAAGCACCACAGCGAAACGCTGGTTGAAGCGGCAAGCGCGGGAGTCACCCTTACCAGAGCCAGCAATATTCTGTGCACAAGTAGCGCAGGACTTGCTCTGTGGCTCTTTGATGCTGGCATCAGGAGTCTTGCCGTCACCGGAAGCGCAGACGGGGCCGTTGGACTCGCCTTTGACATACTCACCCACGTAGTAGGCACGGGCTACATCACGCGCTGCGTTGACGATAACCACGTTCATACCGCGATCTTCGTTCTTGGCAATCTCATCGCCGCCAACGATCATGCGGAACACGCCGCCTTCGGTAGAGATGGACTTGCCGCCGGATGTACCAGCAAGGCGTTTAGTCAGTTCGTCAGTACCTTCGCGGAGGTAGTCAGGGAGGAGAGCGCCGGATTTAAATAATGTGATTTCGGACATATAGTCTTTCTAATGGTTAGATGGGAAACAGGTTGGGGTAAGGGTAGGGTTATTACTTAGTTGGCCTCCGTACAGTAATGGCATAGCGGGACATAACATTCAGCCCTGCGGGTAGCAGATCAGGGTTCTCTGTGAGGAACGACTTCATATTGAGTTGTGACACTCGGCGTTCCAACAACTCCAGTGCGTCGTGCTCTTTGATAAAGGCGTGCATAGAAGCCCAATCAGTCGTGTCGTAGCGGGTCTTCACTGTGCGCGTAAACGTACCGTGTGAAGTCTTGCCGCCGTCTTGCCCCGTGGACTTGCAGATGGTAAGCAGTTCGTCCTGAATCATGTTCAGTTGGGCATCTAGCCCGGCCACTGCGGTGTCATGCTCTCGCACTAACGCAGCCTTAGCATCGCGTATTTTGATGTACACCTTAACCAGCTTGTCGGCTGGGTGTACTGTAGTTTCTTCGGTCATGTATATCTCCTTGGTTGGTGACTCTATTATACACAGGTAATTACCTGAGTCAAGCTATTTCTTGACGATATAAATCAACTAAGCCCTGATGGAGGTCAACTTTTCCATCTAGCATGGCGTACAGCCGCCGCTCAACGGGGCTTCCTTGCAGTCGGACTACCGTGACTTTGTTCACCTGCCCGGCCCGGTGCGCTCGGGCGTTGCCCTGTATGTACATCTCTGCAGAGGACGTTGGGCCCCACCAGACTACGGTGTCTGCCTTGGTCAGTGTGATGCCGTGGGCAGCGGCAGCGGGAATCAGCAGCAACACCCGGGGGTCATCTTCTGTCTGGAACCGTTTGATGATATCGGCCCGTTGGCCAGCAGCCACCCCACCGTGGATAGATGCAGTGCTGATGCCTTCCTTGGCCAGTGCTTGCTCCAGTGTCTCCAGTACATGCCGGAAGTTCACAAATACGATGACCTTGTGGCTGGTCTGATTGATAACGTCGAGTAGCTCGTTGAGCCGGCTTGTGATATCGAACTCAATGACTTCCTTCTCGGTGGTGTACGCTGCCCCTTGGCTGATCTGCAAGAGCTTGTTGAGTAGCCCCGCTGCGTTGACTGCCGTGATCTCGGCCCCTGCTGCTAACGCAACCATCGTCTTCTTAATCAGGTCGTAGTATTTCTGTTGCTGCACAGTTAGTGGAACGTCCCGTGTGGTGTACAGCATGTCCGGCAGGTCAAGGCATTCCTCTTTGGTGAACCGAATGGCAGGCTGCAAGACTTTGTACACGGTGTCCTGTGAGTCTCGCTTCGGTGCCCACTTGAACTGCGTCTGCTTGTACATCACCATGTCCCGGAACGCACCGAAGAACCGGGGCACACCTGCGGGGTTAACCATCTTGGCCAGACCGTATGCGTCCACCGGGGACTGCGAGGCCGGGGTGCCTGTCATCAGCCATAGGCGGGTCGTTGGGCGCAACAAGCTGTTCAGCGCCTTCCAGCGGTCTGTACTCACTGACTTAATAGCAGAGGCTTCGTCCACAATAATCAGATCGAACCCTGCGGCTTCCAACTCGGGCCGGACAACCTTAACACCGTCGAAGTTGATGATGATGAACTCGTAGTCACCCTGCACTATGCGGATTCGTTTCTCGCGTGCCCCCGTGGCGATAGCCACAGTGCGGTGCATTACCGTACGGAACAAGTCAGCACGCCATGCGGTATCCATGATCGACACCGGGCAGACGATGAGCACCCGCTTGATCTCCTTGTGCACAAACAAATAGTCTGCCGCCCATGCTGCTGCACTTGTCTTTCCTGTGCCCGCTTCGCTCAACACTAAGCAACGGTGGTTGGCCACCAGAAACTCGGCAGTGGTGCGCTGATGCGCGAAGGGTGTGTACACACCGGGCCACCTGTATCTGCCAGAGATCGGGAACGGCACGTCCTTAATCTGCAGGTTACGCAGGAGCTTTGTCTCCTCATGTCCCCAGTTGACGAGCACTTTGGCTTTGTCCCCGAGGCGCTCCAGTATCTTACTTTTGGGTATCAAGGCAGTGATCTGGTCTGCCTTGCGCGTTACAAATAGCAACGCTTTGTTGTCCACAATTTCCACGGAATTTTCCTTATAACGACGAAAAAAACACGATAGCCGAAACTATCGTGTAATCCAATCAATCAACCATCAACCAAAGAGACCCCCGCATGACTGGGGGCCCCTGAATACTACTCTACTTCTTCGCTTCGCGCTTACTTATCTGCGATTTCATCGCACCTGTTTTGGTACGCGAGAAGCTACGGTTAGTGCCGCGTGTGGCAGCTTGCAGGTTACCTACGCTGGACGTGCCGCCCTTGGATAGTGCCTTCTTGTGGTCAACGTCTACATTGTCCGGCAGTACCCCGTTTGCTTTCTCATACGCTCGGCGTGCCTTGTGGCGCTCGGACTGTGCAGCTAACTGCTTGGGGGTGCCTTGGTACTTGGCGTACTCGTTGGCGTAGTTGCGGGGTTTGGTAGCCATACGGTTTCCTATCTATGGTATTCACATGACTTGACGGGGCAGAATCCGCACAGGCCACTGGCCTTCGGGTTCCAGACACCGTGCTCAAGCGCGTCTTCAACATTACCCGCGTACCCAGCCCACTTAGACAGTATGGTTGGGAGTTGTGCACGGGTAAACTCAGCCTTGATGATATCGTTTGCTACAACAAACAGCAACACACCTTTGACGGTATGAATCTCTGGGTAGTGGCACATCACCATTGCTGCCATCAGTTCAAGCTGCGTTGTGTCGGCATACCGACTGGACTTGCCAGTCTTGTAATCAACTACGCGTGCGACACCCGTCTTGCGATTAATTGCGAGTAAATCCGGTAGTCCCCGGAACCACACGTCGGGCGCAAAGAACTCGCAAGGGGTGAAGTCTTTACGGATAGCGAGCTTGAGCTCGCACTTGATTTCCCCGGTGAGTCTGGTGAGAGGCTCCACGAAGTGCTGGTAGTTTTTAAAAGCTTCTGGAAGTGGGATGTTGTCTTTAACATAATTCTCGAACGCAAGGTGTACCGCCGTGCCGTACAGCGTAGCGGTTGTGTCTTCTTGCTTGTGTTTCTTTAGGATGCGAACCTCATGGTACTTACGAGGGCAATTCTGAAAGTCCTTGATTGCGGAGAACGAGAATGCGAGTGCCATGAGATACCTTTGTTTAGTTTGTTTGAGCCTGTATTTTAACAGTCTCCATACGAAGCTCCCATGCCTGACTCGCACGCCAGCGGCAGCGCCTGTGCCCACTTGGGACGCCACGACATGCACGCCTCTACGAACGCCCGGGCCTCCGTTGCTTCCCCCTGCGGGACCACGACGGCAATCGCATCGTGCACAGTAAGCACAACCTTGTACCGCTTGGCAATGCGCAGCATCTGCTCACCAATGACGATACGGGCCACGGCTTGGCAGATGTTCTCCACCGCCTTGCCACCGTACACATGCACCCGCAATCCCTTGGACATATAGCTCCACTGCGCCTTCTCCTCGTCCGTCTTCTTGTCACGTATAACCATACGGCGCAGGTCAGGGTACTGGATAGTCAGCCCGTTAGGTAGCGTAAACCCACCAGTGGCAACGGATGTGATAAGCCCGGGGGCATCCACCGTAACACTCTGGCTCAGCGACATGGACCTCAGCGCCGCCTCACAACGCTTCCAGAACAAGGGTATGTGGTGGTAGGTCGCCCGGTATGTGTCGATGATGCGCTTGGCTTCCTCCAGTGTCACCTCAACCCCTGCTTGCGTCTTCAGAAACGCCTGTAACTTAACGTGGCCAACGCCGTATCCGGCACCGAGAATCACGGTCTTGCCCACCTGCCGCTTGGTGTAGTCGATCTCCTCGAAGGGTACGTTGTATATACGCATGGCCATCATCTTGTACACGTCTTCCTTGCGCTCGAACGCCGCAACCAGATCGTCTTGCCCAGCCAGCCATGCCAGTACCCGCGCTTCAATCTGCGACGAGTCGCAGTCGATAACCACATGGCCCGGTGGGGCCAGCATAGACTTCTTGATGCGGCCCGCGTTCTTACCGCGTGACGGGAGGTTCTGCAGGTTTACCTTGTCTTGGCCCGACCAGCGACCAGTCGCCGCGCCGTAGTAGCGCAGGGGCACCGGGAACGAACCACGATCAGCCATCTCAATGAAGCGTTCGGTACGGCTCTCCTCAATCGTTGTCTTCGTACCCAAGCGTGCAGCAACAAGACCCTGCACATCAAAGTTCTCATGCTCAGCCAGCGCGGTGAATCCCTCGTCCGTCTTGGCAAACGCATACGCCATCTTGCCCGTGGCGGGGCTCTTCTTCATGGGCGGCTCGACGTTGAACCTGCGCAGCACGTCAGCAAACTTCTCGTTGGACATAAGCAATTTCTTGATACCTTCCGTACCCTCGGAGAATACGGTGTGCACAAAGTCTGGGTCAGCGTCCTTGAGCATCATGTCCCGTACGTCTTCCAGCAGCGTCAGCTTGCGTGCCTTCACCTCGCCTAAGTGTGTCTCCAGTAGCCCCTTGTCCAGCACCAGAGCCGGCTCAATAAACATACGCAGGGTCAAGTCGATAAGCTCAAGCTCCTGCCGGGGGAAGCCCATGCCCATGTACAGTTTGAATAACTTGTATGTCAACTCGCCATCGTTGATGCAATACTGAGCGTACATATCCAAGTCATGCGTACCAAAGTCGTCGTAGTGCTTGCCCAACGCATTGATAACCTCAGTGCCCTTCTGCCCGATACCGTGACGCATAGCCTGTGCTGCAAGGCTATGAGACTTCTCGTGGGGGTACAGGGCACGGGACATACCCAAGGTGTCCATCCAGCCCTTGGGGTTCACGCCGTAGCGCCAGTTGAGAATGGCTCCGTCGAACGCAGTGTTCTGCGCAATGATGAACGAGTCTGACCAGTCAGTATCCCGCAGAAGGTCGTTCACTTCAGGCTTGGGGTACCAGACGCCCGGGGCATCGTTGATCTTCAGGCTCAGGCCGATAGGCTCAAATTGTGAGCTACGTACATACGCCTCGGTGCTAATCTTCGAGAGACTGAAGTCCCGGCTGTAATATGTTTCGAGGTCGATCGTCACTAATTGCGTCATGCTTTTTCCAATCAATATGGGTTTGTTTTGCGTACCGTTCACGGTCACGCTGTCGCTTTGCTGCTATGCGAAGGTCTTCTTTTATTGGGGTGGGCACCTTGCCTTCAAGGATACCCTGTAGGAGTTCAGTAGGCTCCACAATCGAGGCCGTCCAGCGCGGTAAGTGCATCGGTCACGTCGTCATAGTTGTCTTCGTTGATTACCAGTGCGACCCCGCCCCGGTTTCTAATGTTGGTGATCTCTCGGTCTTGCAGTGCCGTAGTCTTACCCTTGCCGGCCTTGCACTCAATGGCAATGAACAGACCTCGGTAGCAGCAGATAATGTCGGGGATGCCGACCCTGCCGTACCCATTCGCCGCTGGTGAGAAGTAGTACACATCCGCAGCATCAAGCATCTTACGGACTTGGGACTTAACTTTACCTTCGGGGGTTGTTGCCATCGTTGATCTCCTTAATAAGTTTTCGGGTCATGTCCAAGGCGGCTTTTATATTCAGCCTCGCCTGTTCCAACTCTTCGGCCTGTTCTTGCATCCGTATGTACGCTTCCGTGCAGAAGGACGTTAAGTTCGGTAGGCTCCATGCGTTGAAGTTCGGTAGGTCTGGTGCGTGTGGTTTCATTGTCGATCTCCTCAATTGCGCGGCGCAGGTACACCGCTTGGTCTAAGCATTCTTCGTAGGCATGTTGCAGCCACTGCCGCAGGTCAAGCGGGTTTTCCCGCACCGTGGTGCCGTACTTGGCAATCCCCATTGCTTGGCGCATCGTTATGTCTTGGCATACCGTCAACTCGGTGCCTATTGGAGGTGTCATGTTGTTTCCTTGGTTACTTCAATATCGTGTGGCTTCTTGTGACCCCGCAGGATACTGTGGAGTCGTTGCTCGGTCAGGCGGTGGCAGTGAATCATGGTCCTTGCTGGCAGGGACTCAAGCACCATCGCGTAGTCCGCTAGTATCGCTCGTATTGCTTGGGTACCTGCACCGTCTAAGCGAATTGGTTCACCTGCAAAACTGCGCTGCCCCGCTTGCGCCAGTGCGGTGATGGCGTCCATGAGCAAGTCTCCACTGTCCTCGACCTTGCCAGTCAGAATCAGTGTCTCCATCAGGTTCACTGCATCGGAGCATACCGCCCAGTCATCTCGCGTGGGATTGGGGTCCGACTCAAGTGCCGCCAGACCCTGCCACATCCGGGTCAACTGGTGCCGCCTTTGCTTCTCGTTCATTGGCTCCGTGGGACTGGCAAGCATCGAGTCCAACATGGTGTACGTTTTCATCTTCACGGGGTGCCCCTTGCTCTGATGGCATGTGCTGCGAATTTAACTGACAGATCGGGACCATTATTTGCTATGTCGATACACAATCTTGCGCAAGCCTTACGCTCGTCGTCCCGGATAAGTTCAGCAAAGCGTTGGACTGCTGCGTGTGACTCACCGACACGACTACTCGGGCCAATCAGCCCCGCTTGCTCTGCAAGCAAAAAGTCGTTGGTCATGGGTTACCCCTTGCTCGGATAGCTTCTGCGGCTTCGTAGCCTGCGTCGTAGTTTTCTGCCAAGCGCCAACACGCCTCACGTTCATCAGCCCGGATAAGTTCGGCAAAGCGAACGAGGTTCGCGCCCACACCCCGCACATCGTCAGGGCCATCCCTTGATGGGCCAACCCTAAAACCTGCTTGCTCTGCAAGCAAAAAGTCGTTGGTCATTTCGTGTCCTTCTTGAAAGTTGGTAACGGGAACCAGTGGGTGAAAAACTTATCGTTCGGGTCGTAGTGTCCCTTCTGTGCGACACCGGCGCGTTTGTTTATCAGCCACATACTCGCACCCCTCGGTGTCTTGTCGTCAACGGGAATCCAGTGGCACGCAGGGGCTACAGCGGCAGCACCGTCAGCGGTGATTTTGTGTTCGGTCATACTCTTTTCTCCCAAATATCATTTGAATTACATGGTGGCGCTTCCAACCTTATATACATCTCGGTTATTGTGTGCTGTACACCGATTTGATAAGCATGAGCAACAGCAGCTTGCACCGCAGGCGTCCACTCTTTGGCAGGTATATCCCACACGCACCAGTCATTGATGTACGGCGCTATTAGTTTCTTTCCCGTGCCGCTCTTGCGATCTTGGATTTCTAGTTTCATCTTCATACTATTTTGTTTCCGTAGTCGTCAAAGGTTCTTACTCTCAATTCTTGTTTCGCATTTGGCTTTTCACTAAACCATGCACCCAATTTCTTGTCATAGTCTTGAGATAGTCCGTTGTCCCAGCCTGTAGGTTGTGTTTGCTCTGGTTGCGCTACGGCTTCCTCCAGCAAAGGTCGGACAATATAGTTACCCTCTGGATAAGTTGTGTTTAACCCTTTGCAGTATGCTTCCGCGCCAGACAGACTTACAAATGCTTGGCGTTCATACTTCCCTGTGACGGAAAAGAACTTGAACTGTTGCGTGCAGTCACACCGCCCTGCTGGATACGCAGGCATATTGTGTACGGAACAGTCTGAATCATGTAGGCAGCAACGAGCCACAGGCTCTTGCTCTGGTAACGAAACCTCTTTCGTGACCAATTTCCCGGCGTCAGGGATATGGTCTTGTTGCGCCACATACAAACCCGAACGGACGCACACCCCTGTAGCTTGACAGTCAGGTTCTTCCTCTGGTTGCGCCAACTCATCAGCCAAGCCCTCATGTTTTGCAATGAGTTTCGTAAACAATGGCTCTGGTTGTGCTAGTGGTGAGGCGGCAATACTTACCGCTTCAATAAGCGAATCCAAAACTTCTTCACACTCAGACGCAGGTTGGAAATCATCTTCAGTCATCGTACCAACGCTCCACGCGTCCCATACTCGCCCACACACATAAACACTGGTCAGTGCTTTAGCCAATGCAGTGCGGAGATCCACAGGCGCTTGCTCTGGTTGCACCTTCAAAGCCTCCAACTCGCGCCTTGTAGACAACTCAGCTTGACGTGCTTCCGTATGCTGCTTGATCCAGTAGTCAACGTCTTGCTCTGGTTGCTTTGGTTGCGCCACAAGTTTTGCAAGGATTAATTCCTGCATCTCTGATGAGCCAAATTGAGACGGTTGCTCTGGTTGCGCTAGTAGTTTTAAATTAACTGTGCCGCAATAGTGCGAAAAATCACCAGTACCTTTATCGTCGTAACCGCATTTATCACACTTCATGATTGAGTTCCTTCAGTTTGCCAGATAACGCTTTTGCTATTGAAAGGGTGTTACCCCATTGAGTCGCAGGGGTGGGTGTTTCAAGTCGAAGTTTAATAACTTGCTCGTCATTCAGCCCCACCCACTCGCGCTTGCCAGCTTCATAGCCATCTTTCTTCGGTCTAGCAGTACAAATATCAAAATGGTGTGACCTGACTTGCCTAGTTTTCTTGTCAACACCTACTGGCAAATCATATCCACAGTATTCACACGGCTTGCTCATGTGTTCTTCTCCCGTAATGCTTCTTCAGTTTTATAAGCCAAGTTGTATGGGTCATTACCGTATGACCCCACAAGTTCCCTCGCTTTTTCGTGTGTCAGCCCCACCCACGTACGTTGAGGTTTGCGAGACATAATTTCTGGGAAGCGTTCCCACATAACTGCAAGCAGCATTTCATCTTTAATTGGGGCTCTCATGCGTTCAACTCCTTTAATTTGGCGTCAATAGCGTGAGCAAATTTGTAGGGGCATAAATACTCAAACGACGACCTTCCAGCTTCGTAATCTGAATACAAGGTTGGCGTGTCCCCTAATTTTTTTATCTGCTTTTTACTAAGCTCAACCCACTCACGCTTAGGGGGTGATGCGTAAAGCAGTGATCGGTCTGCCAAGTTTTTAAACCACAAGACTTGACCACGACCGTATGCTTCTTCTTGCAACTGACCAACAGGCTCCGGCTTCTGCTCTGGCTCCATCACGCACTCAATGCAAGAACAAAATCCTGAGCCGCAATTCTGTGGACGCTCTGGTTGCGCTGCGGGCTCACACAGCTTGGCACACTCTGCAATGATTAACCCAGCGAACTTTTTTACCTCATTGCTTACGCAGGTATTGGCGATAAACACATCTTTGGGCACGGTGTCTTTTAGACCGAGACCTCGTGCTACTGTAAATCCAGCCTGCGCAGCAAGGTCCTGTATGCGGTTGTTCATAGCGGTGCGTCCTCATGGTTGTTGGGGTTGAACTTTGGCAGCGGTGCATTCGGCTGCTTCACGGGCAGCGTCAACGGGAAGGGCCAAGTCATTTCTCTAACTCCGTCCAGCGGGTCCGTGGTTCGTTGCAGTGCTTGATGTAGAAGTGAATCAAGTAGTTGAAGATTTGGATGTACGACATTTTGATACCCGTGTTCTGGGCCAATGTCTCACGAATCAGATCAACGTCCTGACTCACATTCACGGTGATACGCTTAGTTGCCATCATCATCCTCCATCAGCTTATACAAAACGAAACCTACAATAACGGCGATTGCTATGGCGGTGCAGATAACAATAAATAACGTAGTCATACTGAATGTCCTCTTGATTTGATTTTCAAATGGTCGTCGGCACCGGGCCGACCTGACTGCATACGCTCACCGTCACCGACTACATACGCGTCTCGCTTGAACAGATTATTCTGCGGTGGTGTCGCCATTGCTGGAGCCTTAGCAGGTACCACATGGATAGGGCCGGCTTGGTTCACACGCAGTACTTGCTTCGTGCGTTCCGCAATACTGAGCTTCGATTTGTCTTTTGGTTTGGTCATGGTGTATCCCGTGCAGCCGATGCTGCTTTCTTGTTCTTGTAGTAGTTGCGCGAGTACGCTGCGGCCTTGAGGCGCTTCTTTACTTCAGCTTCGCTTAGGCGTTTCGGTGTGTTGTTCTCAAGGGCAGTTACACGAAGCATCGCGTTGTTGAATGCTTTGTAGAGTTGCAGCACATTGGATTCGCTAACCACAAGGGCAGCTTCGAGTTCACGTACACGTTTAAAAATATTTAAGTTCATTTTGATTCCTTAGTTGTCATAGTAGTATCTAATGATTAGATGGAGCCGTGCGCATGGATCACGCTGTCGAGGTCGGGGGCAGTCCACCCCACAGGCTTGAGAATCTTGCCATCGGCACGACGCAGTACCGTGCCCGTGAGTGGGTCAATCTTGGCCATGTTGGAGCGCAGCACCTCGTCCCATGCCTCCACCATAGGGAACCCACGCGACAAGCCGTACCCGATGATGACAACGAGTAGGTCAATGATGGCGTCCAGTTCCTCAACAACATCGCACTCCTGTAAGGCCACGACTAGCTCCTCACCTTCTTCTTTGATTAGCGCAAGGTACATGTCGGACTGTGCTTTGTTGATCGTGGTAGTCGTCTGCCCACATGCACGCATGAAGTGCGCTTGGTCATGGAACACCGACTGCGGTTGCTGTCGCATATCAAGCCTTTCGGCTAGGGCTACGATGAGGGAGTTACCGTAGTGCTTGTCGGCCAGTTGGATTAATTCTGCATCGGTCATGTTGTCATACATCATCTGTGTTTCCTTCTAGTGTGTTGTTGAAGTCAATGAACTCAATGAGTTCACGGTGTTCGGTTACGCGGAACCATACGATCAACTCGGGCGGGGGGTTCGGTACTTTCTTTGCATGTCCCCCCACCACCGCAAGATTAATAATTTCGGTAAGCCACTGGGGGCGTTGGAAGGTTGGCTTCCGTTCGCTTATCTCCCGGCCGTTGTTCCATGCACGGGTTGAGTACATACCGTTACGTTCTTCGTAGCGGTACTCGTATCGGTTGGTATCAGTCATTTTGTTTTACCTGTCGTATTGCATCTTCCAATCCCCACTGACTACGCCACATTACCCACACCCCAGTCGAACGCGTCGAGGATGGCGTCTACCTTCTGCTTGGTGAAGATGCGGGTGCTGTCTTCGTCGCGCAGTTCCTTGGGTGTCACACCTTCGAGTGCGTCCTGTAGGCGGCGGCGTGCACGCTCCAAGTCTTTGTCACCAGTCACGTTCATGACGGTCAGCAAGTCGCACAACTCAACGGCGTTGGATACCAACGTATCGTGGAACACGTTCTTCTTGCCGTCCTCGTCTACCTTGAGGCGGTCGCTAATCTTGGCCAGTGCGGTATGCAGTCGAGTCCATGACTCTTGGTTAGCCTGTGCCAACTGCGCAGCGGCCCGGGCCTCGTACTGAGCAACTAACTCTTGCTGCACGCTGCTCTCAATGTCCAAGCGGAAGTCACCTGACGTAGGCAGGGGTGTGAACGACGAGAACATGGAGAACTTGCGGCCGACCTGCTCACTCGGTGGGTACTCACTGCGATCAAACAGCGTGCCCAACTGGAACGCAGCGGCGGCAACGAGCGTGTCGTACTTGACCAAGAACTTATCAACGAGGGATGCAAACTCAGTCTTGCACTTGCCCATTGTGTCTTGGTACTCAAGCAATGCCTTGGTGGGCAGCAGGCGCTGGCCGTTGTCTGACCACGGCAGTGTGAGGCGGTAGTGCATGGCACGGGCCTGTGCTTGGTACTTGGTGATGGCGTCCAGTTCCTTGCAGTCAGCGAACAGCGACTTGTATACGGAGGCGGCACGCTTAGAGCCTGAGCCCTTGGCAGTGGTCACTTCCTCTTGTGTCTTGCGGTCTTGCTTACGCCCACTGTATGTGGAGATGGCGAGGTCTACGAGCATGGCTGAACGGGCTACGCCAGCGGTTGTATTTGTTGTCATGATTATTCTCTTGGTTGATCTAATGGTTAGATGATACGGGGTGAAACTTACGCGTTGCTTTCATTGTGCAACTTGGTGATGAGTACCATAGCGTCATACTCCTCGTCGGGCATAGCGCCGACCTTCAAGGTATCTTGAACACTGAACAAGTCAATAATCTTGAGGTAGTTGGACTTGGTAGTGCTCGTGGAGCCTATGTACTTGTTCGTGATCTGTTCGGTCCCATGCAGTAGGTTAGTCAGGATTTCAATCTGATCTGCATCCATGAGGATTTTCGTGCTGTTGAGCTCAACTATAAATTTCATCTTCTTCTCCTTCAATTTCAATATCAAATAAAACTTCGTTGCAATTGCAACTTTCAATGAACGATTCTTCGCTGGTAAGGTGCTCGTACTCAGCCGCTAAATCCTTGTATAACTCATCCGCAAGTTCTTGACAAAATTTGAGCGTGTTGTCTTCAAGGTCAGCCTCTCGCTCCTGCTCATCAATAAGCTCCTCCCATGCTTGCTGGTCGAGGTTCTCGAACACACCGGACGGCGCAGTCTGGTTGGCATACATGTTGTAGTCGCAGGTTTCCATGTTGCCCCGATGTGTTGTACGAACTCCAATCCGACTGCCGTCATCCACTACCGCAAGGTACAGCGCCGGGTAAGTTTCATGCAGTCCCTGCAACTCCATGTACGTCGGTATATCAACTTGGCCATCGAACGTAGCACCATCACCTTGGTTATAGAACCCGCTGAAGTGAATGTTATCTACCCGCACGCCCTTGGGTAAGCAGTCAGCTTTGAACTGCGTGTAGAGGTAGTCGTACCACTCGTAATCAAGCGCAAACTCCATCCACTTGTAGTACTCTTTCTCGAACTGAGGGGGGTCGAGCTCTTGTAGCATCCCCGCTGTAATTTCTTTGGTTCCCATGATTGCTCCTATCTAACGGTTAGATGTCAAGACGAATCGTCGTGCCGTATGGCGCTTGCAGGTCTGAGGTCAGCGCCCACAGTGTGGGCCAGTCGCTGCGGCCCCAGTCACCAACATACCCGTCACTGAACTGCACGATGGCGTCAGGTGATATGCGGTGCTCACGCAGGTAGTCGAACAGGACAGAGCCATCTGTACCCCCACCACCCTTGGGCTGCAACGTATGCACAGCGAATGAGCCGTCTTCAAATACTTGCTCACCGGTGACTTGGGTATCCCAATAGATCACGCGGCACTTGCTTGGTCGTATGTCACCGATGATGGTGGCAATCTCTGATACGAAGCGCGTCAACTCGTCACCATAGAAGCACGAGCCCGATGTGTCGAAGCCGATCACCAGCTCCGTCATAGTAGTCCCTACCATGCTTGGCATGTACACGTCCTCTGCCAAGAACCTACGGTTGGGCTTGCGCCATGATGACTCGTCGCGCCCGGCACATGTCTCGGTGATGAAGTCGCGCAGTACCTTGCGCCAGTCAACCTTGGGGGTGAGCAGATCACCGAACACACCAGCATCGCCGCCCGTACCCTTACCCTGCATCTTGCGGCGTACCATCTCGCCCTGACGCATAGCACGCTGCACTTCCTCGGCTTGCTTGGCCTCCTCAGCGGGGTCACCCTGCTCGGCCTTGCCCCACTCATGGCTGTCCATACCCTCACCGTCGCCGCTACCGTTGGGGCTGGGTGGTGGGGGATTCTGCACGAGGTCAGCGAAGATGCGAATGACTGCCCAGCCCCGGTACTTGGGCTCAGGCTGAACGCCTGCCTTGGGCATCTTGAGGAACCCAGCGCCATCGTCCGTATCCATGAGGGATAGGTTCACGAAGTGGTCCATTGCAATGTTGGCCAAGCGGGCATCTTCTTTCCATAGCTTCTGCCATACATGCAGGTGGCGGTATGCCTTGTGTGTCGCCTCGTGCAGCACCAGCAGATGCAACTCGGGGTCGCTCAGGCCGTCAATGAAGCCGGGGTTGTACGATACATCCCACCCATCGGTACATGCCGTGGGTATGTCTGTGGTCATGATGACCTTGCCGCACGCTAGGATGCCAGCGTAGGCACAGAACTGTTTGTGTCTCATGATTGAGACGTGAGCTTTTTTGATTCTATCGGACGCGTTCATGGTATTTCCTTTGGTTGTATCTAACGGTTAGATGGTGATTGCTATTGGGTTAGTGCCGTCAAGTAATGCAGCGAGTGCCGCATGTCGCGCCTTGGTACTCGGGGCGTATGTATCGGTAAACGCTGCTACGAACTCTGCGCACAGGGTGTTATCCGAGTTACCTACGCCGATGTATTCACCCTCAATACTTGAGTTCCGAAGGCGCTGCTTAAAGTTATCCGCGTGCCTCCGCTCAGACGCTGAGCTACAGCCGCGAAGCACTTCCATCAAGTAGCTGGCCTCAATCAACTCGTCCATACGGGAGTAATTCAGGAGGAGGCTGGCGTTGAACACCGTCGAGCCGTAGCCCTTATGTGCCCGGATATGTGGCACGGTTGGGTCTGTCGCTTCGATGAGCGCCACCGCTAACCGCTTAGCTTGTGACTGCCAGCCGCCCGTGAGGACGCCAGCACGCAGCATCTTCTGGGCCATGCTTCGCATACGTGGAGTGATGCGTTGCGGGACTACCTGTGCGGTGACAACGACGCCGGGTAAGCGCAGCTTACGGGCGCTCTGAAGTAAAGTTGTCATGTTATTTCCTTAGTAAAGCAGTTTGTAATCGGTACGCAGTGGCCGAAGGCACGATGCGTTGCAGTGGTGGGGTGTAGGCAATGCCGATACGGCTTGGATTCCAATCTTTTTTTATCTTCGTCATGGTTCTACCGTTCGATGTGGTTTCGATAATTAGCATAATAATTCCTTAGTTGGTACGTATTTTTGTTTGGCGGTTAGGTAGGCTGCATGTGCCTGTTCAGGGGTATCAAACACACCCAAATGCTGCTTGGATATAGCCGCGATATACCGACCCTTTGGGGTTGTCCGTACCCCTACATACCCGGTACGGTTAATTCGTTTTTTATGTGTGTTGTGGTTATTAAGCGAGGAGGATACGTCTCGTAAGTTTTGTATCCGGTTGTCCCCGCGTATGCCGTTAATGTGATCTATCTGACCACCGGGCCATACTCCATGCACGTAGCGCCACGCCAGTCGGTGTGCGTAGTGCATAACTCCATCGAGCGTAATACGTATGTATCCGTTGCTAGGGCGGGGACAGCCCGCTACAGTGCCTATATGCGTATTCTTTGAGGCTCGAATACACCATGTAAACACGCCAGTATGCGGATCGTAGGCTAGTGCTTCGCGTAGTCGGTTAGAATCTAAAATGCTCATGTGGCGTACCTTATATACGTTATGTTGGGAAGTGACGGTATTGGGCTGCAACCCTCTATCGTTGCGTAATTATACTACATTGCCAGTCATTATTCATCTCCTTCTTCGTCGTCTTTATAGTGGGGGTGGCTCATGTATATGTCAGCAAACGCACGGACTACGCTTGCAAACTCTACGTCGTTTGTCATGGCTACGTGAGCCGCCGCATACAGCAGCACGGATAGCGAAGTCTCCAGTGTGCTGCCCGACATACCTATCACAAGGCTTAGCTTCTGCTTGAAGCTTTCTTCTTCTGGCCCGGTCAGGGCCTTTCCTCTTTTGTTCATGTTTGCTCCATCTAATGGTTAGATCAGAAGTATTTACCCGCAACGGCGCAGGCTTTGGTGAACTCGCGGTTGGCACACGCCATGCCTACCTTGGCTCGGTTGCTTGCCAGTGTCGTAATGAACAGCGTCTTAGCCTCGAACGAGTCCCAGCGGTTGATGTACGTCATAGTAGCGTCTAGGTTGGAAGCCTCTGCGCGGCCAGCCAGCATAAACGACATTAAAAAGTATGCGCCCGCACCACCGGGCAGCTTGGCTTTCTCTGGGTTGGCGATGATCGCAGCGAAGCGAGGCATCTGATCGGCCAGCATCACCATAGCTTCCATGTCACGGGCAGCAGCCTCGCCCACAGTACCGCACAGTGCAGGCAGTAGCGCATCACCCAGCGCATCACGTTGCTTGATAAGGTTGCCTGCTTTCTCTAGTGAGCGGGGTGAGCAGAACGCCTTGGTGTTACCCGTCAACGGGCTGAAGATGTACGGGTTCTTTTCTTTCTTGTCGATCATGTCGTAGCGTTCGAATACTTGTGGGTACTCACGGGCAAACGCCATCACCTCGGGGGCTACGTCGTTGGATGCCGCCCAGCCCAGCCACTCGTCCACAGTGGGGTTGGCCACGTCCAGCACAGTCATGCGGTTGTAAGCATGGGCCGGCACGTTGTCGCCTACGCCATCGGTGGACAGGTTGGTCGTACCGAACACGATACTGCCAGTGGGCAGGGGCACATCACCGAGGCGATGCTCAAGGATAACGGGCAGCAGCATATTGAGCACAGGGCGTGACGCCTTACCCAACTCGTCGAGCATGAGCAGTACCGGACGATCTTGCCCCTTGCCGATACCGAAGCGTGTGTTGGGTGCATAGCTGGTCGTCATCACGTCACGGTCAATCACGGGCATACCGAGGTCACCGAGGTCGAGATTGGCTACGTCGATGTAGCAGGGCAGGTAGTCGGGCATCTCACGGGACAGGGCACTGAGGATAGCTGACTTGCCAACGCCGGGCGCACCCTGCAAAAGGAATGTATTAGTGCCGCCACAGTTGCGGATGAGGGTCGATGCTTGGTTGAGAGTTACTTGCATTTGGTTCTTTCTTATCTAATGGTTAGATGTTTATGTTACTGACGGAAACTTACGAGAGGGTTACAGAACGGTGACGGTGGATGGGAGGATGTCGTACATGCTGACCTTGGCATCCTTCATGAGGCTGGACCATGTGGTCTTCATGTCTCGCTCTTTCCAATTACCGTAGTACTTATGCTTGGCAATCAGTGTGGGCCAATCCACCGCTGCGTAGTCGCGGGTTGTTATGACTTCGGCAGGGTGGGGCAGCCACAGTCGGGCTTGCTCTGGGGTGCAGGTCGCATACAGCACGGGGAACATAGCCTTGAAGCCTGAATCCTTGGTGGCCTGCGTGTATTCTTTTACCTCGTCCCTGTTGATGCGGCGCATCTCGAACGGCTTTGGTGGGGACAGCAACGCACCCTCTGCGCTGAACTCCATACGGTCATAGTAGATGTACGTCTTGTTGCCTATCCGAATGACTTCCTGCTTCTGGCTCATGATTACCCGGCTGTGGATACTTATGGACAGCTTGCAGAACATCCGACCTGCCTCTCGCATTGCTGCCTTGGTGGTACTGTGGCTTGACCATCCATTGGTGTTAAGCACGAACCGTCCGTCTGGGTATGCGGTAATGAGGTTGGCGTTGTGGAACCGCACATACATCTCGTTGTACATCGACTCTACGACCCTGAAGTGGCTCTTGCCGCGTTGCGCTACTGGCGCTTCTCCCTCGTTCGCTCCACGCTTGTAAACGTGACGCTCTAAATGCAATTTCATGTTGCTGTACGAACTCATATTAATTTCCTTTTGGTTGGTTACATCTAATGGTTAGATATTGGTTAGATATTGGTTGCGAGAATCTTTACTAGCGCCATCCCTGCCTCAAGGTCTAGCACTTCAATACCATCGAAGGTGGCGTGCTCACCGCCGTTTATGAACGCCCGGAACGTAGCGGGTATGGTCAAGCTGCGTTGGTCCGAACAGGCTTGCGTCTGCTCTACGAACCCCACGCTGGTGTCGTTGTCTTGCATATAGTGCAGTCGGATGACCGCCGTAGCAAGTCGGTACGATTGGCCCGGCTCGATGTAGAACATCTGCCATCTCACCCTGCTCTCCAATAAAACAAATCAAGCACGCTGACCACGGCGCACAGGACGTACACCCAGAACATAAGCTTGTGCCACGTTGACATACCTTTCATGCTGCCTCCTTTTTGTCTAACTGCACGATGGCACCAGCGGCTTCGCTGAATGCACGGGCTATGAGTTGCAGGGCTTGGAGTTCGTCCCTAACCTGCAACAGCATGGATACTGCGCTTGCTTTGGTCATGTCCTTTACTAGCAGTGTCGCTGCCTCGGGCTTGCGCTTGAGTAAATTCCGTATCACCTGTAACGCTTGCCGTTCGTCGTAGGTGAGGTTGATTGTTTTTGCTTTTGGTTCCGTTTCCATACTCGCTCCATCTAATGGTTAGATGCGGATTGCATCTGAGACTGCACGGGGGTTGCCCATACAGTCAGGGTTGTAATCTTGCTTCTCTTGCCGGGGCGTCTCCCCGGTCGGTACGATAGTGCTGCTCAGTCCGACATATCCCACCGTAGTGGTTCCGTCCTTGAGAGGCATGGGTCATTACGCCAGCGGCCTCGGCACATTTAGGTACTATCTGTTCGCATTGCGTCTATACTTTCATTGCTTCCCGTGTGTCGTTGTTTAGTCGGGGTTGGCAATTACTCCACATAGAGCCGGGGCTATACCCAACGCATTCTGGCAGGGGGAGGCAACTTACTGACTGCCTATTACTGCACACCCGGTATACCGGCTGCGGCTTGCTTGTCTGCGTGGCTACCATCTAATGATTAGATGCTGTATAACTTACACGCAAACATGAATTGAATTGTTAAAGAACATGGCCCCGGTATGTAGGTGGTGGCCTTCGTCAGAGCGATCTCTGAGTCGATGGGTCTATTGTACACTAAAAGCTTACCTTTGTCAAGCGTTTCAGCCTCGTTTTTGGCTTTGAACTGCACGTTAAAAAGCCCCGTTTCCGGGGCCGTGGTGTCATAGTTATGGCATCTAATCGTTAGATGCGGAGCCGGCACAGGCCAGCAGTACCTTCAGCATCCTCTCTGCATTCGGTCGCGTGAGGTCACGGGTTAGGCGTGTGTAGGTCAGCCCGCCCACTGCGGTGGTTGAGTAGAGAGAGTATCGCTGGCGTTTGCCGCGTGTCTGCTTCATGACTGCGTAGCCCCAAAGGGTGTGTGCGGTAATGGGCTTAGCTACGGAAACGGAGTGCCAGCCTAGTAGTGTGTCTCTCATGGTTAGCTCAAGCGGGTTACTTGCAGGGACTTGTCGTGGTTGCGCTTGGTGGAGAACTTGCGCCCGGTACGCTGGCTGTACGTATGCACGGCTGCTTGTGCCTTAGATGCCCGCTCGTAGGCAATACACACCGTCTCGTAGACCTGCATACTTTTGAATACCCAACTCTGGCGGTCTGCGGGGTTCGGGTTCAGCTTCTTGTTGGCTAATACAGACTCCAACGTGGCAATCTCCAGATCGGTTAGTCGGCGCACCACTCCCACGGTCTCTGTGTTGGTTCGGTTCAGCACCACAGCAGGGGATAGTTTCCCGATGCTCTTTGGTATAGCCAAGCTGTCAGCCTCCCCTAGAAGTAAGTCAAGGTCGAGATCATCCTCATCAGTTGCCTCATGGGTTGGGGCCGTGGGCTTGGCGGTGGCTTGCAAGTACTGGCTCATGGTCACGCGCTGGATGCGTATCCCGGCGTACTCTGCAATGGTGGTGGCCATGCCGATCTCCGTCATACCCCAGTTTGCGCAGACTGTTGGCATATCGCCCCCAAGCAATAGCTCCATGAACGCACTACGCCCAAATAGCGCTGGCAGCGCGTACTCCACAGGCGGTAATAGAGTATCCGAAGGGATTAACCCGGCTGCGTATTGATGCACGTAATCCAGCACTACCTCCACGGCATGGAAATGGAAGTTAGCAGGGGTGCCGACGGCGACTAAATAACGTGAGGTATCAGCGGATAGAGGTATAGATAGTATGTGCTGGGAAACAGCAGGGGTGTGGTCGTCGGCTTGGAACCGGATGCTCTTAGAGGCTGGACTCAGCGAGATAGTGGTAATAGCGGCAGGGGTCAGGGTTGTCATAGTAATTCCTAGTTAGTGAGACTTCAGTGTACCACATCTAATGATTAGATAGAATAAAGTGGGTGGCGTGAGCTTGTAACGCGCTGTAACGCGGGGGTGTGCGAAATGAGCATAACACGTTACGGGCCTAGGCATGCGGGTTCCAAGAGGTTCGTACCGGTATGTAACGATGTGATGCAAAATGGCCTTTATGCGCCCGGCAGAGACCTCGATGAGTCAAGTTCCCCCAACTTTTCAAAGATACCAAAACAAACTTTTTCTAAGTGGTCGATAGCGGAATTTCGTGCAAGCCGAGATGACGGTTTTGGCGCATCACCTCGTTACTGACTCTCTCTCTCTCTATTATTATATATATATATAGTCTCTCTCTCTCTCTCTTGCTTTTTGTTACGCTCTTTTCTCTGTACTCTACTGCCTTTAATTGCTGCTTATTGCTGATTCCCCGCGATTTTCACCATACCGGTATATAGTACAGATATAGTTAATATAGAATGGGTCACGTACCTTTGTAACGTAACGTGATCGCACACGACCCACGAATGGCGTTACAACGCTCATTTGACCCACGAAACTATATCTCTATCCTATCTAATCGTTAGATGGCCCCCCAAAACGTCATAGTTGCCCCGCAAACGCCGCCCATCTAATCATTAGATGCCGCCAACGCCGCCGCCCCCTCACTCCCATGCCTCGCACTCGCTCGCTCTCCCTCCCGTGCCGTGGACTACTATGACGAAAGCCGCGCAAAGCGCGGACAAAGAAAAGCCCGGCGAACCGGGCGGAGAATTACAGTGGCGCGTCTTGGGTTTCTTTGAAACCCTCGAGAGAGTCTAGGCATACATCCAAAACATCAGCGGCGAACTCGTTAAGTCCCATCAACCTAGCCTGAACCAAAAGCTTTTGGATTGTTTTGTCCAGTTCAGCGCGGGTTGTGCTTTGCACCCTGCCACCTGCCTTTGGCCCGGTAGGCTTGGACGTGTCGCCGTTGGCTTTTGGAATAATCATATCGGGGTTATTCTTTAAACCCTGCGTGAACGGTACATTGTGAAAGTATGCACGCATCATTCCTTGGGCGTATTCGGTAACAGTCTTTTGTAACAATGTACCGTCGAATTGCCAAGCCTTAATCATTACCTCGTTTTCCCGCACGGCTTTCCCGATAGTGGCGCAACCCTTTTGATCACGTTCTATGCCTGACATGGCGCAAGCGTCGAGGTATTGTTGCAACGTTGTGCACAACGCGCCGGAAAACTTAGCAGTGGCATTGTCCAAGCCATTAGTGGCGGACAGCAAAGCCTTGGCTGATTTTGTGAACGATGGGATTGATTTGTTGGACGTATTCATAATGTATTCCTATGTCAGCGGTAGGTTAGAACTAACCCTTGAACAACCGACACCTATAATGTACCCCAACTACTCAACATTGTCAAGTGATTCTAATCATTAGTTCCGGCCTAGCGCGACCCACCCGCACCCGGCCCCGCCTTTTGGTGTTTGGAGTCCCTCGCGCTTTTACACTGAGCGCAACTTTCCCGTAGACCCCCAAAAGACTTAACATTACACTGTAAAGCTACGCTAACCCTATCCACCAGACCACCCCCTACCTCCAGAAAACAAGCCTCCCAAAATTTTCTAAAAATCCTGTACACTCTGTGCATCGCCTAACGGCTGCGGACAATCTAAATGCAATTTCCAGTACTCGACACGGACATCCCGTATGCGGAATACCCCCCGACGTTTGAAGACCTTCAAGCGCGTATAGCCGCTGCATTCAATAGCATTGCTGAGATAGCCGATGAGGTCGAGGTCACTGATGCAGATATCTCTGCTGCCCACTCCATATTCACAGGTAACCGCCGCCCCACCGATGTGCTGCTTTCCAGCCCCGGTACGGTTGTGCATATCAAGGCGCTACTCGACGAGTACGACAAGGTGGTTGTGCAGTCAGCCGCTCAACTGCGCACATACGTCACCAACAAGCTGATTGTGGATTCTGCCAATCCAGACCCACGCGTGCGGCTCAAGTGCTACGAGCTCCTCGGCAAGATTTCCGACGTCGGGTTGTTTACCGACAAGACAGAGGTCACCATGCGCCACCGGCCGACTGAAGAGTTGGAGCAACTGCTGCGCGAGCGCCTGATGAAGACCATCGACCCCGATGAGTTCAAGCGGGACGACGCGGTTCTGAACTTACCAACAACTAATGACTGAAGTCGAACAACTGCTGGCCAAGCTAGGTTCCATGTCCCACGAGGAGATGGCGCATACCCTTGCATTGCTAGATGAGTTGGACGAGCGCAAGCGCACCGCGCTGGCCCGTCAGGACTTCCTTGCGTTTATTGCGGCTGTTGACCCGGCGTATAAGTTCGGTGCCCACCTGAAGAGGTTGGGTGCCCTGCTGTCAGAAGTTGAAGAAGGTCATAAGGACCGGATTGCGGTTTCGATGGCCCCCCGGTTCGGTAAGAGCCAGATGATCTCCATCTACTACCCAGCTTGGTATCTCGGCAAGCATCCAGACCATAAACTTATCGTAGCGTCCCACACAGTGGACCTTGCGGTTGACATGGCTCGTAAGGTGCGAAACCTTATGCAGACGGCGGAGTACAAAGCGATATTCCCCGGGGTTGCGATTGCTGCAGATGCCAAGGCTGCTGGTAAATGGAACACGACAAAAGGCGGCGAAGTCTACGCAACTGGCGTAGGTGGAGCACTTGCCGGCCGGGGGGCCCATCTTATTGTGGTGGATGATCCGATCTCAGAACAGGATATCAAAAGTGGAAATACAACTAGCCTTGATGGTATTTACGAATGGTTTCGTGCCGGTCTACGTACACGCCTTATGCCCGGTGGCAAGATTTGCATACTACATACTCGTTGGCACCAGCGTGATCTTATTGGTCGATTGGTTAAAGACAGCAGCCTGAACGAGGACGGTGACCAGTATGAAGTGTTTGAGTTCCCCGCGATCCTTGAGTTTGCAAACCCACTAGCGGACACAACCAACGAAAACTTTGACCCGGACGCCCCCGCAGTAATCCTCAAGTCCCTCTGGCCGGAGCAGTGGAGTGTGGAGTCCCTTCTGCGCACCAAGGCGAGTATGCCGGCTTGGCAGTGGAACGCACAGTACCAGCAGAACCCCACAGCCCAAGAGGCTGCGATTATCAAGCGTTCGGATATCCGCTGGTGGCCGCATGAGGACCCACCGCAGGTTGACTTTATCGTTCAGGCGTTCGACACGGCGCTCACTACCAAGACCCGCTCAGACTATTCCTCCTGCCAGACATGGGGTGTGTGGAAGAACGAGGACGGTGTTGACAACGTGATCCTGATGAACCGGGTCAAGGGCAAGTGGGAGTTTCCAGAGCTCAAGAAGATGGCGTTTCAGCAAGCGCAGGACTGGGAGCCAGACAGTATCATTGTGGAGGCAAAGGCTAGCGGCCAGCCGCTGATTGACGAGATGCGCAGGTCTGGGTTGTTCGTGCAAGACTACAGCCCCGGCAAGGGCCAAGATAAGATTGCCCGGATGAACTCGGTGAGTGACATGTACACAAACGGACAAGTGTGGTTCCCAGAGACCGCATGGGCTACCGAGGTGGTTGAAGAGATACTGGCGTTCCCAAGTGGGGAGCACGACGATGATGTTGACACCATGACGTTGGCGCTGATTCGCATTCGCAAAGGTGGCCTCTTGAAGCTTGCCTCGGATGTGCAGGATAATGATACCTTTCGCGGCGCACGTAACGCTGCATACTACTAAGGCACGCAATGGCTACAAATATCGGCAAAGCACTTTACCCCGCTCCAGCAGGCATCGACGAGGGCGCGGACCCGCTCACTCCAGAGGACGTTGGTGGAGAAGAGATGCCAGACGGCGAGTTGGAGATTGATATCGTCAATCCCGATATGGTCACCCTTGACGATGGCAGCGTAGAGATTACGATCATGCCCGGTGAAGATGCCGAAGATGAGTTTGGGGCGAACTTGGCCGATATCATGGATGCGTCCGAGCTCACCATGCTAGCTAGTGACTTGGTGGGACTGATAGATGCGGACATTAACTCCCGCAAAGATTGGGTCGAAGCGTATGTGAAGGGCCTTGAGGTCCTCGGTATGAAGTACGACGAGCGTACAGAGCCGTGGACAGGTGCTTGTGGCGTATATTCCACAGTCCTCACTGAAGCGGCCATCCGGTTCCAAGCTGAGATGGCGACGGAGACGTTCCCGGCGCAAGGCCCGGTGAAGACACAGATCATCGGCGCGATCGACAAGCTGAAAGAGGAAGCTGCAGCCCGGGTCCAAGACGACATGAACTACCAGATTCTGGAGAAGATGCCTGAGTATCGCCCTGAGCACGAGCGGATGCTGTTTAACTTGGGCTTGGCTGGTGCTGCGTTCAAGAAAGTGTACTTCGACCCGTCACTCGGCCGGCAGGTTTCGATGTTTATCCCTGCGGAAGACGTCATCATCCCTTACGGTGCCAGCAGTGCACAGACTTCCGAGCGTGTCACGCACATCATGCGCAAGACAGAGAACGATATTCGCAAATTGCAGGTCGCTGGGTTCTACCGGGACGTGGATTTGGGCGATCCTGTGCACATTACGACGGACGTGGAGAAGAAAAAGGCTGAAGAGCAGGGCTACAGCGTCACAGACGACAACCGGTTCCAGTTAATGGAGATCCACGTTGACTACGACATGCCCGGTTACGAAGATGAAGACGGTATTGCGCTTCCCTATGTGGTTACCATCGAGCGCGGAACGAACGAAGTGCTGGCCATCCGCCGCAACTGGGAAGAAGACGACGCCAAGAAGCTTCGCCGCCAGCATTTTGTCCAATACACCTACATTCCCGGCTTTGGCGCGTATGGTTTCGGCCTGATTAACCTGATCGGCGGCTATGCCCGGGCCGGCACCAGCCTGATCCGTCAGCTTATCGACGCAGGCTCCCTTGCCAACCTCCCCGGTGGCTTGAAAGCCAAAGGATTGCGCATTAAGGGCGACGATACCCCAATCGCACCCGGCGAGTTCCGCGATGTGGACGTGGCCAGCGGTACCGTGCGCGATAACATCATGCCCCTGCCGTACAAAGAGCCAAGCCAGACTCTGCTGGCGCTCCTGAACCAGATTACGGACGAAGCCCGCCGCTTGGGCGCTATCAGTGACATGAAAATCGCTGACATGTCGGGCAATGCACCCGTTGGGACCACTTTGGCGCTGCTGGAACGCACACTGAAGACCATGAGCGCTGTTCAGGCCCGGGTTCACTCGTCCATGAAGCAGGAATTCAAGCTTTTGGCCGAGATTATTCGTGACCACGCACCGGATGAGTACGACTACGAGCCGAATGGTGCTGACCGCCGGGCTAAACGTACCGATTACGACATGGTTGAGGTCATACCGGTGTCCGATCCCAACAGCGCAACGATGGCGCAGCGGATTATGCAGTACCAAGCGGCTATTCAGTTGGCCCAAGGTGCCCCCCAGATCTACGATTTGCCCCAATTACACCGCCAAATGCTGGAAGTTTTGGGCATTAAGAACGCTGAAAAGCTGGTTCCGATCGAAGATGACATGACTCCCCGGGACCCGGTTAGCGAGAATATGGCGTTCCTGAACGGTACACCAACGAAGGCATTCATCTACCAAGACCACGATGCCCACATTGCTGTGCACACTGCGATGATGCAAGACCCACTGCTCATGGCGCAGATCGGTCAGAGCCCACAAGCACAGAAAATGCAGGCCGCGATCATGGCCCACGTCTCTGAGCACTTGGCGTTTGCCTATCGCCGCAAGGTAGAGATTCAACTGGGTGTGGCTATGCCGGCTCCTGATGAAGAACTGCCACGCGAAGTCGAAGTTCAGTTGTCACGTCTGGTTGCTCAGGCGGCGCAACAAGTTCTGGCCGAAAGCAAGGGTCAGGCCCAGCAACAGCAGGCCCAACAAGCTGCACAGGACCCGATGGTGCAGATGCAACAAGCTGAGCTCCAGATCAAGAGTCAGGATTCCGCTACCAAGGCTAAGAAGGTTGATGGCGACCTGCAGATCAAGCAAGCTGAGCTCCAACTTAAGACGCAGGAAATGGCGTCCAAGCAGGGTGAGAACCCACAGATGCTAGCGCAGCGCCACGCGCAGGAGATGCAACAGCAACAAGCTACACACCAGCAGCAGACTGCCCAGCAGCAGGCCGCACAGCAGATGTTGGCCCAGAAGCACCAGCAAGAACTGTCGCAGCAACAGCAGACGCACGCGCAGAAGCTGACGCACGCGCAACAGGCGGCTATAGCGAAACAACGTCAGGCAATGGCTGCTGCATCCACCGCAGCTAAAGGAACTCCATGACAGAAATTGACTTGCTCGAACAAAAGAACCACGAGCATGTAATGAGCATGACTGCCGCGCTGACGCGTGGTAGTTGTAAGGACTTTGGTGAGTACCAAAGAATTTGCGGGGTCATTCACGGTCTCGGCCTCGCAAAACGTGATTTAGAAGACCTGCGACAAAAACTTGAAAGATTCAATGATGAGTAAATTTGACGTTTCTGCGGTAGACCTCTCTGGGGTACTGAATAAATCAGACGAGGAAAAAGCGAAACAGGTTCCAGAACCCAAGACGTACCACATCCTGTGCATCTTGCCTGAAGCCAATGAAGCCTACGAGAGTGGGATTCTAAAAGCGGGTAACACCGTCAACTACGAAGAATTGCTTTCCCCAATTCTGTTTGTGGCAAAAATCGGCCCTGACGCATTCAAAGATGAGAAGCGATTCCCATCCGGACCGTCGTGTGCTGTTGGTGATTTTGTGATCGTGCGCCCCAACTCGGGTACCCGGTTCAAGATTCACGGCCGGGAAATGCGAATCATTAATGATGATTCCATCGAAGCTGTTGTGGAAGATCCTCGCGGCTTGACCCGCGTCTAAGGAGAAAATCATGGCTGAATTTGAAAAAACTGAATTTGAGTTTCCGGATGAAGTTGAAGCCAAGAACCCACGGGCTGGCGGACGCGTTGTAGATCCTGAGCCAGAGATTGAGGTTGTTGACGACACCCCCGAGCGGGACCGCAACCGTACGCCGGCCGCTAACGCCCCGGCCGATCCGACGGCCGAAGAGCTCGACTCGTACTCCGAAAGCGCCCGCACGCGTATCAAGCACTTTACTAAGGGCTACCACGACGAGCGACGTGCTAAAGAAACTGCCATGCGCGAGAAGGAAGAAGCTCTCCGCGTAGCCCAAACGGTTGTAGAAGAGAACCGTCGCCTGCAGGGTTCCTTGAATCAAGGTCAGCAAGCGCTATTGGAGCAGGCTAAGAAGGTAGTTGCCAGCGAGATGGAAGTTGCAAAGCGTCAGTACAAGGAAGCCTACGAGGCTGGAGACTCCGACGCGCTAGTGACTGCGCAAGAAAATATGACGGCGGCAAAAATAAAGTCCGATCGCGTAGCAAATTTCAAGCCGGCCGCTGTACAACCCGTCGAAGATGTGGTAAAACCCAGTAACGCTTCGCAAGCCACACCTGTTGACGAAAAAGCAACAAGTTGGCAAGCCAAGAATAAGTGGTTTGGGGATGATGATGAGATGACCAGTTTTGCTCTAGGGCTTCACAACAAACTGGTTAAGTCAGGAGTCGATCCTAAATCCGACGGTTATTATGACCAAGTGAATGCGCGAATGCGCAAAGTGTTTCCTGAGAAGTTCGACTCAGAGGACACCGTTGATGCTCCATCTCAACGCACTGCTAAACAGAACGTGGTTGCACCGGCAACGCGAAGTACTGCTCCCCGAAAGGTCGTACTGACACAAACGCAGGTGAACATCGCCAAGCGGCTCGGGGTTCCTTTGGAACTCTATGCTCGTAAGGTTGCGGAAGAAATGAGGAAATAATTATGGCAACTATTGAACGTACCCCAAGAGAACTTGATACCCGAGCAAAAATGGAGCGCCCTGTAAAGTGGACTCCACCCCAGCTTCTCCCCGATCCGAGTCCGGAACCGGGGTATGCGTTTCGCTGGATTCGACTCAGTACTCTGAACAACGCCGATGCGCTTAATATTTCATCGAAATTCCGTGAGGGTTGGGAGCCTGTAAAGGCATCAGATCACCCAGAGATTCGCTTGATGAGTTCTGTTAAAAACCAGTTCCCCGACAGCGTTGAGATTGGTGGCCTGCTTCTTTGCAAAACACCTGTGGAGTTTACAGAGCAACGTGACGCGCATTACCGTAATTTGGCTAATACGCAGATGGAATCTGTAGACAACAGCTTCATGCGTGAAAATGATCCGCGTATGCCCCTCTTCAAAGAGCGGTCTACAAAGGTTAGTTTCGGTAAAGGTATTTAACTTTTAAGGAGTCTTAAATGGCTTATCCTACTGTAGAAGCCCCATACGGGCTGAAACCGGTCAACTTGATCGGCGGACAAGTATTCGCGGGTTCAACCCGTTTGATGGAGATTGCTAGCGGTTATAACGCTAACATCTTCTACGGCGATTTCGTTAAGCGCGTTATCGGCGGCACCATCGAGAAAGATACTGGCACAACGGCTAATACCCCTTGTGGCGTGTTCCTCGGTGTTAGTTTCACCAATAGCTCCACTGGCCAAATCCAGCAGCAACAGTTTTACCCAGCTAGTCAAGCTATCAAGTCGGGGACCAAAATCTTCGCCGTGGTTGTTGATGATCCGGATACCCTGTTCCAAGTTGCCGTTTGTTCCACTGGCACCACAATGGCTACCGTGACTCAGAACGCTATCGGCACCAACATGTCGATTCTGGCTACTGCCGGTTCTACTGCCACAGGTAACTCTAGCTACTCAGTGCTGAGCACCTCGCCAGCCGTGACCGCTACGTTCCCAGTCCGCGTTATTGACGTTGTTCCCGCAACCGCACCATCAGGTACTACGTACTCTGAAGTGATTGTGAAGATCAATTTCGGTATCCACCAATACAACAACGCTACCGGCTTGGCCGTCGCTTAAGGAGCTAGATCATGGCTATTTCACGCGCACAACTACTTAAAGAACTTCTCCCCGGACTCAATGCCCTTTTCGGCATGGAATACGCCCGTTACGGTGAAGAGCATAAAGAGATTTATGAGACCGAAACTTCAGAGCGTTCCTTTGAAGAAGAGACGAAACTGTCTGGTTTCTCTGCTGCACCAGTCAAAAATGAAGGCTCTGCCATCAGCTATGACAATGCACAAGAAGCATGGACCGCTCGTTACAACCACGAAACCATCGCAATGGGCTTCTCCATCACGGAAGAAGCCGTTGAAGATAACTTGTACGACAGCCTCTCGGCTCGCTACACGAAGTCTTTGGCTCGTGCTATGTCCTACACCAAGCAAGTTAAAGCTGCCTACATCCTGAACAACGCGTTCACTGGTGGCCCAACTTACGGTGACGGTGTTGTTCTTTGTTCTACTGCACACCCCTTAGTGTCCGGTGGCACCAACAGCAATCGCCCAACTACCGGCGCTGACTTGAACGAAACTTCGTTGGAAAACGCTGTTATTCAAATCGCTGCTTGGACTGATGAGCGTGGTCTGTTGATCGCCGCTAAGCCTCGCAAACTGGTTGTACCTCCTGCTCTGCAGTTCGTTGCTACCCGTCTGTTGGAAACCAGCCTCCGTGTTGGCACTACCGACAACGATATCAACGCGTTGAAGAACAACGGTTCGATCCCCGAGGGTTACACCGTCAATCACTTCTTGACCGACACAAACGGTTGGTTCTTGTTGACTGACGTGCCTAACGGCTTGAAGCACTTCACCCGTATGCCTTTGAGCAATTCTATGGATGGGGATTTTGATACCGGTAACGTGAGATACAAGAGCCGCGAACGCTATTCGTTTGGAGTGAGCGATCCGTTGGGTATCTTCGGTTCACCCGGTTCGTCTTAAGCTCTTGTAGCTTACTGAAAAGGCTCCTTCGGGAGCCTTTTTTATTGCGCGTACCCAAGAATAGTGCTATATTGACACCACTCCGGGGTTTCCGGTGCATCAAACTGTCCCCGGCAGACGACATACCGATTGATGCACTTATCTTGTATGTAAGGAACTCATCATGGGATTCGCAACTCACCTCGGCCCTTGGCTGCTCGGCACTGTTAAAAACACTACTGGCACCACTGCTGGTACTGTCCGTAATACCGGTGCAGCTATCGTTGCCCAAACCTTCAATCTGACCGCTGCACAAGTAGCTGGTTTGACTGGCACACTGGGTTTCATCCCTGCTGGCGCTCTGGTTACTTCGGTTCAGTTCTTGACCACTACCTTGTTTGCTTCAGCTACAACGCTCAAAGCTACCATTGCGGGTGTTGACGTAGCTGCTGCTACCACCATCACTGCGGCCGGCACATACCCCGTGACCGTCGCTGCCACCTTCACGCCTACCCAAGCTAACGTCGGTTCTACCGATGCGGCAATCACTTTCACTGCTACTGGTACTTCGGTTACTGGTGCGGTCACGGTGCTTGTTGCTTACGTGGTTCGGGACTCTAGTGGTTCTGGCGTACAAGCAACTGCCTAATTAATCTCGGGGGCTTCGGCCCCTATTTTCAAGGGGATTAATCATGCGTCAACAAATTGCAACCAAGACGGGTACTGGCTCCAGTAACGTCCTGCCAATGGATTTGTACATCAGCCCCTTCAATGTGGGTTTTGGTGTGGTAGCTACGGGCACAGTAACGTACACCGTACAGCATACTTTTGACAACCCACAGACCGTGGCTTCGCCTGTGTGGTTCTCACACCCCACGATTGCAGCTAAGTCGGACAATCAGGATGGCAACTACGCTTTCCCAGTTGCAGCGATTAAGGTTTTGGTCACGGCGGGTGCGGGCACTGCTGCGATGACACTGATTCAGGCCGGAGTTGCTTAATGCCTTACGTTGGCTACACAGGTGTTGCAAATCAAGCTCAGACTAGCGATGGGTTTGCTTTGGACGTTAGTGCAGCCAATGTTATTGGTGGCGTCCCCGGTGATGATGTTGGTAATGATGGTGTTGTAGACAGGTACGGTGTTACCGCAGTCGTTAAATCGTACATTGCCGATGAGACAGATGGCGCTGGCCCTGTCACTACTTACGTCTTGCAAGAGTCAGGCGACAAAATGATATTGGAGTCTTCATAATGGCGGATCAAAAAATTTCAGCAATGCCAACGGCTACCACGCCGTTAACTGGCGCAGAACTTGTTCCTTTGGTTCAGGGTGGGGCTAACGTTAAATCCACTATTACTGCAATTGGGCAGTACGCAATTGATGTATTCCAAAACTACGGCGCGTTCCAAGACATTGGCGCTGCCCAAACCGCTGCGGCAAATGCGGTAACGCAGCTTCGTATCAATACTACTGACTTCACGCAGGGTGTAACTAGAGTTGGTAATCGTATTTCCATGACAAGTGCTGGTGTTTACAGCATACTTATTAGCCTTCAGTTAGCTAACGCTGCGGCTAACTACGATGACTTTACGCTGTGGCCTGTTGTCAATGGTGTAGCTGCTGTTGGATCGGCAAGTGTTATCGCTGTTCCAGTAAAAAAGGGCAACCGAGAAGGTCACGCAATTTTAGCGGTGCAGTACACCTTCCAGTTTGCGGCAGCAGGATACTTTGAGTTTTTCTGGCATAACGTTGATGGCGAAGCGTATGTCGTAACGTTTCCTGCAAGTGCAGTTACACCGATCCATCCAGCAGCCGCTGGTGTTATTCTTTCAGTTATTCAGGTCGGCTAATCATGGCAACCAAGAAAACCCCCTCTCTTGCCGTTGGACGTGGCGAAAAGCTACCTGTCTCCAAAGGGGGCTTCGGCCCCTATTTTCAAGGGGATTGATTATGGGTATGCAAACAGACGTAAAGTCAGGCTATTGCCCCGCTGGTGCAACTACAACTGTGTTTGCAGGTCGGACACGGTTAAAAGGGCTTGTTATTAGCTATCCTTCTGGCGGAACTGTTGTAGTTACAGATGGCGCAGGCGGTGCGGGGCTATTTAATTTCACGGCATTGGCTGTTATTGGTACGATTTCTATAACTATTCCCGGCGAGGGCGTTTTAGCTACAAACGGAATCTACGTCACCACCTCTGCCGCAACCACGGTGAACGTATTTCATGGCTAAGAAAACCCCCTCCCTTGCAGTCGGGCGTGGCGAGAAGTTACCTGTCTCCAAAGGGGCGGGTTTGACCGCCAAAGGCCGTGCCAAATACAATGCAGCCACGGGTAGCAAACTAAAGGCTCCTCAGCCCCAAGGTGGCGCTCGTAAAGATTCGTTCTGCGCTCGTATGTCCGGTATGCCCGGCCCGATGAAGGACGAAAAAGGTAAACCAACACGCAAAGCTGCGTCACTAGCTAGATGGAAGTGCTGAAATGGCTGACGACCGCAATGGAAACGACCGACGCGCTGAGCTTGATATGGTTCGAGAGATAGCCACGCACGCTTCTGATATCCGCCATATCCAAGAGGACATGGACAAGATGTTGGAGACTATGCAGACTATGCAGAAAACGCTCACAGATATTAACGTCACCCTATCCGAAGCCAAAGGGGGCTGGAGAGTGTTGATGATTATTGGTGGTGCTGCGGGCACCGTTGGCGCTGGGGCAATGCAACTCATACATTGGTGGACTAAGTAATGCCGAGTTCCTCAAAAGCTCAACGGAATTTCATGGCGGCAGTGGCGCACAGCCCGGCGTTTGCCAAGAAAGCAGGCGTCCCACAGTCCGTGGGCAAAGACTTTAACAAGGCCGACAAGGGCCGCAAATTTGAAAAAGGTGGTGATACGATGGCGACGAAAACAAACCCCGGTTTTATGGCGATGATGGCAAAGAAGAAAGGCGCTAAGCCTGACGCTCTGGCCAAGCACGCAGCTAAACCTGCTTCCAAAGCACATGCCGGCCTCAAAGCCGGTGGTATGGCCAAAGGTGGCGGTATCGAGTCCAAGGGTAAGACCAAAGGCAAACAGGTTACCATGCAGAAAGGTGGGAAGTGCTAATGGCTAAATACCCATACCCAGACTCAACCCCAGTGGATGAGCCAACATCTCCCGCATCGGCCCCAAAAGCTAAGGCTAAAGCCCCGGCTAAAAGTAAGCCAGTAGTCTATCCCGGCGACGTGCCCGTGGATGAACCCACGAAGAAGTTTGCCAAAGGCGGCAAGATTGACGGTTGTGCTCAGCGCGGCAAGACCCGTGGAAAAATGGTATGAGGCCCAGTCGCGGAATGGGGGCAATAGCTCCCGCTAAGATGCCCAAAGGTAAGAAGATTACCCGCAAGGACAATCCCAATTCCGTGACTGAATACGCGGAAGGTGGTAAGGTTAGCGCAGTAAGCAAAGTTAAAAAAGCCAAGCCTTGCGCTTGTAAGGACTAATCATGGCAGTCTCTGGCACAACGGATTTTAACCTCGATTTCGCTGAGATCGCGGAGGAAGCATGGGAGCGTGCCGGCCGCGAAATGCGTTCTGGCTATGACCTGCGTACAGCCCGTCGGTCTATGAACTTGATGACTATCGAGTGGCAGAATCGCGGCATCAACATGTGGACGATGGAAGAAGGTTACATCAACCTCGTACAGGGCGTAGCCTCGTATGAGCTTCCCGCCGATACCATTGACCTTTTGGAGCAGGTGATTCGCACAGGGGCGGGTAGCGCATCTACCCAAGCGGATTTGACCATTACGCGTATCAGTGTTTCTACGTACGCGACTATCCCCAACAAGCTTTCCCAAGCCCGGCCGATCCAGATTTGGATTGAGCGCTTGCGCGATGCCCCCAAGGTAACTGTATGGCCCGTGCCAGATCAGGGTACGGTAGGTAGTCCGTATTACATCTTGCGCTACTGGCGCTTGCGCCGTATTGACGATGCCGGCTCCGGTTCTCAGACTGCAGACGTGAATTTCCGCTTCTTGCCAGCGCTCACTGCCGGGCTGGCGTACTACATTGCAATGAAGGTTCCTGAGCTTATGCCGCGTGTTCCCATGCTTAAAGAGGCGTACATGGAGCAGTTTGACTTAGCTGCGGGCGAAGATCGTGAAAAGGCCGCTGTTCGCTTTGTGCCGCGCCAATCTTTCATCGGGTAACACATGGGTAATAGGTTTGCTTCTGGTAAGAACTCGATTGCAGAATGCGACCGATGCGGGCAGCGCTTTAAGCTGACGCAGCTAAAGAAGGAAGTCAAGAAGACCAAGGTGTACAACCTGCTGGTGTGCCCGCAGTGTTGGGACCCAGACCAACCCCAACTACAATTGGGTATGTGGCCAGTTGAAGACCCGCAGGCCGTGCGTGAGCCCCGTAGGGATATGACGTACATTCAATCTGGGGCTACAACAACCGGTACGCTGGGTCTAGGTAGTCGAGAAATTCAGTGGGGCTGGAACCCGGTAGGTGGGGCTAGCCAATTTGATGCCGTTTTGACGCCAAACTACTTGGTTTCATTGGCGGAACTTGGTACAGTAACAGTTATTATCTAAGGAGCCAATCATGGCATACACACGATCAGCAGACGGAATTGCACAAAAAGGCAAGACGGACGGTAAAGTTTTAGCCAGCGATGGTCCAAATCAGGCTATCCAGCACGGTGGCAAAGGCAGCAAGGGTGGCAAAACTGATGCAGAGATGTTGAAGTTGGGTCGCAATTTGGCTAAGCTAGCCAATCAGAAACGAGGCTAATCATGGCAACACAAAGTATGAAAAAGATGGGCAAGGAAGTCGGACCTGCGAGTCTGTACGCCAAGCCACATACGATGGCAGGTAAGGCAGTTACTGTGGAATCAAACCCCGGTAAGGGCGCTAACCGCAGCAAACTGGACACTTACGATGTAAGCGTAGGGGCAATCAGCAAGTCGGCCGGCAACGAGCCAACTAAAACCTCGGGCATTAAAGTTCGCGGCACCGGTTGCGCTACCAAAGGTTTGATGGCTAGAGGTCCAATGGCATGAACTACGCGGAGTTGCGCGTTGCGGTAAGCGACTACTGCGAAAACTCGTTTACGGATGTAGATTTTGCTACCTTTACGAAGCAGGCAGAGCAGCGCATCTACAACACGGTGCAGATTGCCAACCTCCGGAAGAACACCACAGGGCAGGTTTCCAGCAATATGAAGTACCTGTCCTGCCCGGGGGATTTTCTCTCCCCGTACTCCATTGCAGTCGTTAACCCCGCTACCGGAGAGTACTCGTATCTGCTTAACAAGGACGTAAACTTTATACGTGAAGCCTACCCATCCCCGACGGATACTGGACTTCCGAAGTATTACGCTATCTTTGGCCCGACTACGACCAACACACTACCGCCTACAGTGACCAACGAGTTGTCGTTTATTTTAGGTCCGACGCCAAATCTCGACTACGTGGTTGAGCTGCATTATTACTACTACCCAGAGTCGATCGTCACTGCGGGCGAGACATGGTTGGGTGATAACTTCGACTCTGCGCTCCTGAACGGCACAATGGTTGAGGCGATTCGGTTCCTGAAAGGTGAGCCCGATATGGTTAAGCTATATCAGGACATGTATCTGCAGTCGATTGCGCTCCTCAAGAACTTGGGTGACGGTAAACAACGCATGGATGCGTACCGCGATGGGCAAGTTAGAACGGCTGTACAATGATTACCCAGACCCTAACCACATCGTTCAAACAGCAGCTACTGCTGGGGGTACACGACTTTTCTACAGATACGTTCAATATGGCACTGTATGTAGCCAGTGCTGACTTAACTGCCGCTACCACCGAGTACACAGATTCGGGAGAGACTGACGGCACGGGGTACACCGCCACCGGGCAAACGCTTACTGGGGTTACGGTTAACGTCTCCGGCAGCACGGCCTACGTGGACTTTGCAAATGTAGTATGGGACCCGGCGGGCTTTACGGCGCGTGGAGCGCTCATTTATAATGCCAGCAAAGGTAACAAGGCGGTTGCGGTTTTAAACTTCGGGACCGATAAAACGGCTTCAACTATCTTCACTGTTGCAATGCCAGCCAATACCGCTACATCTGCACTTATTCGTTTACCGTAAGGAGCTCTTATGACTATTGACAAAATTACTGCGGCAGACGCTACAGAAGCGTCGTGCAAATACAACACGGCCCCTGCAGACTCCCTGAGCATCAATGGCGTGTATCACGCTGTTTGTTACGATGCCCAAGGCAATGTAAAGTGGGATGCCGGCATCAAGAATATCGTGACCACCGTGGGCCGCGATGCTACGCTGGACTCTATCCTCGGCAACTCGGCTGCCGGGGCGGTTGTCATGGGCCTCAAGGGTACGGGAACTGCGATTATTACGGACACACAGGCTTCTCACGGCTCATGGCTAGAAGTTGGGCTGGCTAACGCCCCAACCTACACAGGCAATCGCCCCACACCGTCGTTCAGCGCCGCAGCTTCTGGCATTAAGTCAACTTCATCAGCCGTAAGTTTCGCTATTACCAGCACTGGAACTGTGGCCGGATGCTTCATCAACATCGGTGGGTCCGCCACTAAAGACGACACCGCAGGCGTGTTGTTCTCTGCCGGGGACTTCTCTAGTTCTAAGGCCGTGGTTAGCGGTGACACCATCGCAGTGACTTACACAGCTACATTGACCTAATATGGCACAAGGATGGGGGGTTGGTACATGGGGCACTGACAAGTGGGGCGGCATTGCCACCTACGGAGTTACTGTTTCCGATACCAACCTCGTCTCCTCCATCGAGGTTGCAGCGACCGCTTACGGTGAAGTAGCGGTACTAGAAGATGCAGTCCTGTTTTCAGTATGTAACGGCACGGCTAATTTCAACCTAGCGCTTGCTGAGACTACCGCGATTGATGCGGGTATGACTGTAGTGGCCACCTTTGCAAAAGTAGTTGACGAAACTGTGGCGACTGCTGACTCCGAGAGCGTAGCCGCTACCTTTGCCAGAACAGTTGATGAAACCGTGGCACCTGCTGACTCCGAGAGCGTAGCCGCTACCTTTGCCAGAACAGTTGATGAAACCACTGCAGCGACGACTGACGAAACGGCAGTTACTGGGTATACCGGACTTCAAGTAGATGAAACCCTTGCAATAACTGCGCTCGACGAAGTAGCCGCTACGTTTGTTCAGTCCCTTATTGAGAACGCCACCCTAGCCGTAAGCCTTGGAGCTCTAACGGACTACCACGAAACTCGTGTGGAGTCACTGGTCATAGTAGATGCAGAAACAATCAGGCTACGCTGGGAAGTAATTAATGACAGTCAGCCCACAAACTGGCAAAATGTAAACACCGCTGCGGCGTCAAACTGGCAGACTATTGCCACATAAGGAATTTCGATGGCTTCATATACCAACAGTCTGCGATTCACGCTACCCGTAACTGGTACGGACGATGGAACATGGGGGGATACAGTAAACAACGGTATCACGACCCTCGTTGATACCTCCATTGCTGGTACTGCAGCTATAACAATGATCGCAGCCGATTACACGTTGACCAGCAACAGCGGTGCAACTGACGAAGCGCGGAGTATGTTCATTACTCTTGGTGGCACGCCCGGTGCTGCGCGTAACGTCATCTGCCCTGCCAAATCTAAACTGTACTTCGTCCAGAACAACACAGCCTTCACGCAGACATTCAAGACACTTGCGGGTACAGGGATCACCATTCCCAATTCTGGCGCGGTCACGGCTCTGTACTGTGATGGAACAAATGTTGTAGACGCTATCACCCGCTTGTCCTCGTTAACGCTTGGTAGTGCCCTCCCCGTAACTTCTGGCGGCACGGGTGCAGCATCCTTAGCAGCAGCCGCCATTACGACCTATGCTGGCGCTGAAACGCTGACAAATAAACGCATTACGCAGCGGGTAAATAGTGCGGCATCTATAGCCTCTCCTTGGGCTTGGAATAGCGACAGCTACGACACTCAAGAGTTCACCGCACTCGCTAACGCGCTCACGATTAGTGCGGACGCGGGTACCCCCACGGATGGCCAAAAGACTGTTTTTAGGTTTCAAGATAACGGCACTGCGCGAGCATTGACTTGGACTACCGGCACAGCAAAGTCATTTAGGGCTATGGGCGCTACGTTGCCAACTACTACGGTCGTCAGTAAGACTATGTACATTGGATGTATTTATAATTTGGCTGATACCCGTTGGGATGCAGTCGCGGTAGCACAAGAAGCATAGGGAACCGATATGAAAATCGACTTTGAATTTAATACACCTCACGGCCTGTTTCGTGATGCTCTGCACCTGCCAGACGACCATACTTTTACTGATGCCGAGCTTCAGTTGATGAAAGATGCACGGGTTGATGGCTGGATTGCCGTAGTAACTGCTCCTCCGGTCGAAGCGGCTCCAGTAGACTTTATTGAGATCGACGGCGTTCAGTACGCAAGGGTGGTCTAAATGGCAGATCGTTATTGGGTCGGAGGTACGGGTACTTGGAACACAACCACAACAACAAATTGGTCTGCAATATCTGGCGGTTCTGGCGGGGCGTCAGTACCAACTTCTGCTGATACCGTAACATTTAATACATTATCAAATGCAACGGGTTACACGGTGACAATGGTCAATGGCGCAGTTTGTAGCTCAGTAACAGTGGCGGGCCCGGCAGCGGGCAACGTAACAATATCCGACTTGGGATCTTGGTCGGTATACGGTAGTTTTACACTCGCGGCTACTGGTGTTACATGGACCTACACTGGCAATATTACGTTTGCTTCAATAAGCACCGGGAACATCATTACAACAAATGGCGTTTCTATACCCGGTGGGTTTCATCTTAACGGCGTGGGCGGTGAGTGGACACTCGGTAGTGCACTTACTCTTAGCAATAGCAATTATGCGTCTATAAGTACTGGTACTTTTAATACCGGTAATTTTAATATAACCGGAGGTTTAAAATCTTTTGGAACATTAACTAGGTCAGTTATATTGGGCAGTTCAACAGTTAATATAACAACAGCAAACTCGTGGGGTTTTACCGACGTTATAGGGTTAACATTTAATGCGGGTACATCTACGATTAGTTGGGGTGGAATTAGTAATGTTCAGTTTGATGGTGGGGGCTTAATATATAACAATGTTAGCTTTAGTGCGACTAATCAAGTAGTAATGAATGGCGAAAATACTTTTAATAATTTAAGCATTATTAGGCCGGTGTTTATATCTATTATGAGGGTTCTGTTAACGGCTTCTCAAACCGTGACGGGTACTTTTACCGCAAATGGCGGTACTTATAATCAAAGGCTATTTTTCTTATCGAATACAATTGGAATAACTCGTACATTAACTTGTGCATCACTATCTTCTCCCTACGCAGACTATCAAGACGTTACAGTTTCAGGGGGTGCGGCCCCTTTATCAGAGATTAGTTTAGGGGACGCTGGTGGCAATTCAGGCATTACGTTTACTGCTCCTAAAACGGTGTATTGGAATCTTGCAGGTAACCAAAACTGGTCTGCAACAGGATGGGCCGCATCTTCAGGAGGCACTCCGTCAATAAGTAATTTCCCACTAGCGCAGGACATTGCTGTATTTAACAACGCGGGGTCTGTAACAGGTGCAATACGCGTTGACCTTGCGTGGAATATTGGTACGTTTAATGCGTCTGCGCGAACTGGTGCAATGACCTTAACACTTGCGGCTGATCTTTTAATTTCGGGTAATTGGTTATCTGGGGCTGGATTAACAATAACGGGTGCAGCAACCGCGTGGAAATTTTTTGGAAGGAATACTACACAAACTATTACTAGCGCCGGAGTTACTACCCCGGGAACGCTCCAGATTTTTGCAATTGGGGGAACTGTCGCAATTAATGGGGCTTTAATTGTGGGGGCGGTGAGTCATGCGTATGGCACATTAGATTTGACTAACGGCGGTGCTGGTAATTACACACTTACCTGCGCACTGCTTAATACGAATAACGTAAACATACGACAGATTGCGTTTGGGACTGGAAGTATTATACTAACTGGTGCAAGTGCGGCATGGACTGCCACAACATCAACAAACTTGACAATTACTGGTACAGGGGTTATCAGTTTAACCAGCGCAAGTGCTAAAACTTTTGCTGGTGGTGGGTTTGCTAACTACCCAACTTTAAACCAAGGCGGCGCGGGTGCGCTGACTATTACAGGATCAAACACGTTCAACGATATCACAAACGCTTACGGGGCTGTAAGTGCTACGTCTATTTTGTTTACGGCAGGGACAACATCCACCTTTGCAAACTGGAATGCAAGTGGTACCGCTGGTAAATTACTAACCATTCGTTCGGTTACGGCAGCTACGCATACTTTGTCTAAAGCATCCGGCATAGTTAGCGCGAGTTATCTGTCTTTGACAAACTCTATTGCCACCGGGGGCGCAACTTGGTATGCAGGGGTGGACTCTACTAACGTATCTGGTAACGCAGGCTGGTTATTTACGGCGGTTGCTATAGCGACCGCCGCGTTCTTCTTACTGTTTAGCTAGTATGGAAACACTACTCAATCTCCTCAAGGGCTTCGCTCCTGCGCTGGCTACTGCTGCTGTGGGCCCTGCAGGTGGTGCAGTTATCTCCATGATCGCTCAGAAGTTCGGCGTTGAAGACACAGTTGCGGCGGTTACCCAAGCCCTGACCGCCGACCCGGAAGCAGGCAGGCGACTCCGGGAACTTGATTTCGAGTATGCCAAGCTGAACCAAGCTGATGTGGCAGATGCTCGTGGGATGCAGAAGATCGCGCTGGGGCAGTCAGATTGGTTCGCCAAGAACTTCGTGAACTTGCTGGCTACGCTTATAGTCGTTGGCTCCGGTATCTTACTCGGGTGGTCGCAGGCGCAGGACGTTCGTATGGCGGCGGTATCGTTCATCACGTTCGTGCTCGGGTACTACTACGGCACCAGCCAGTCATCGCAGAAAAAAACAGACTTACTTAATGGACTCGGTAAATGAAAGAAACGTTCGCTACGGCAATGACGGCACTACTCTCGCATGAAGGGGGGTACGTTCACCATCCGCTCGATCCCGGAGGTATGACAAACATGGGCGTTACCAAAGCAGTATGGGAAGAGTGGGTCGGCCACCCCGTGACTGAGAAGGATATGCGTGCCCTGAAGCCGATGAACATCCACCCCATGTACCGCCGCAAGTACTGGGACAAGGTGTCCGGTGATCTGCTGCCAGCAGGTTTAGACCATGCCGTGTTTGATTTCGCGGTGAACTCCGGCCCCGGACGGGCTGCTAAGGTGCTGCAGAAGCTAGTGGGCACGTTGCCGGATGGGTTCATCGGGCCCAAGACCATTCTCATACTGGCGGGAAAAGACCTTAAAAAACTCATTGAGGACTACAATGACGCAAGGTTGGCGTTCCTCAAGGAGCTACCTACATTTACAACATTTGGCAAAGGCTGGGAGACACGCGTTGAAGCTGTCAACAATGAAGCCCTTGCCATGACCGCATGAGGTGAACCGTGCCATTACAGAAGATTACACTTAAGAGTGGCCTAAACCGTGAAAATACCCGCTACACAACAGAGGGTGGGTGGTACGAATCCGACAAAATACGCTTTCGCCAAGGTACACCTGAGAAAATTGGCGGTTGGATGCGTGTCTCCGCTAACACGTTCCTCGGCGTATGCCGTTCCTTATGGCAGTGGGTAACCCTTAGCAGCATTAAATACCTTGGGCTAGGTACGGATTTGAAGTTCTATGTAGCCCGTGGTGGCTCCTATTTCGACATCACTCCAATCCGCACGTATGACTACAGCGCAGCACTCACCAACCCGTTTACTACCAACCTAGGGGCACCTACCGACATTCTGGTAACTGATGCTGCTCACGGGGCGCAGATAGGGGACTTAGTTACTTTCACGGGTTCCGGCGTAGTAGGTGGTGTTCCAGCCGCTGACTTGAGTCAGCAGCACACGATTATTGGCCCGATAGCTGCCAACACGTACCATATCTTGGTCGCAACTGCCGCTACATCCGTAGCTACTGGCGGTGGTGCTGTTGCTGCTGCATACATTATTCAAGCGCAGACACTGGGTGCTAATCCGTTCGCAACGGTAAATACCTCCAACACCATCACGGTAACGCACACCGCTCATGGCGCAATTGCCAACGACTTCGTTACCTTTAGCGGGGCTACGGCTACCGGGGGCGTCCCTGCGGGGGACATAAACAAAGAGCAGCAGATAACGCGGGTTGTGGATGCGGACAGCTATGAGTTTGTTGCGGCTACCGCAGCTACATCCACTGCTACGGGCGGCGGCACTGCTGTTCTAGCAGCCTACCAGATCAATACGGGTCCGGAGTATCAAATTCCGTCTCGCGGGTGGGGTGCCGGCCCTTGGGGCTATGGCTCTTGGGGTGTGGGTACGGTCAGCAACGCAGAACTCCGTCTGTGGTCGCAGATGAATTTCGGAGAAGACTTGGTGTTTGTGCCGCGCTATGGTGGCTTGTACTACTGGTATTCTTCTACAGGCCCTTCCGTTCGGGCCGTGAATGTCACGTCACTACCCGGCGCAACGGGGGTGCCCACTACGGTGCAGGACATCCTTGTGTCGGACGTATCGCGTTTCGTCCTTGCATTTGGAGCCAATCCAATCGGTAGCGCGGTACTTGACCCGATGCTAATCCGCTGGTGCGATCAAGAGAATATTACCGACTGGACACCAACGGCATTGAACCAAGCCGGGGACTTGCGCCTATCGCATGGGTCTGAGATATCCACTGCAATCCAAGTGCGGCAGGAGATTCTGGTTTGGACTGACCAAGCGATGTACTCCCTGCAGTTCCTTGGGGCTCCTGTCGTATGGGGCTCAACCCTTTTGGCGGATAACGTGTCTAGCATGGGGCCAAATAGTGCGATTGTCGCCTCGGGGGTAGCCTATTGGATGGGCATCGACAAGTTCTATAAGTACGACGGTACGGTCTCCACACTACGATGTGACCTGCGCCAGTACGTGTTCGGAGACCTTAACTTCACGCAACGGTACCAAGTAACTGCGGGAACCAATGAGGGGTTTAACGAGATTTGGTGGTTTTACTGCGCTGCGAACTCTACGGTAGTTGACAAATACGTCATCTATAACTACGTGGAGGATGTGTGGTACTACGGGACTATGGGGCGCACCGCATGGTTGGACAGCGGTATTACGGAGTACCCGATAGCTGCAACATATGCAAACAATATCGTACAGCATGAGAATGGTGTGGATGATGGTATCTATGGGATCAATGCGTTGCTACCAATCGAAGCCACGATTACGTCTTCAGAGTTTGATATCGGGGATGGGCACCAGTTTGCTTTCATCAACCGCATACTGCCGGATGTCACATTCAGAGGGTCTACAGCCGAGAACCCCGCGATCTCCATGACCTTGCTACCACTTAAAAACTCTGGCTCGGGCTACAACGATCCTACTTCGGTGGGCGGTACGAACACGGCTCCGGTGGTTAGGTCGGCAACAGTTCCCGTAGAGCAGTTCACCGGGCAAGTATTTGTTCGCGTGCGCGGCCGGCAAATGTCCATTAAGGTTAACTCTACGGCGCTTGGTGTTCAGTGGCAGCTAGGTTCACCCCGGATTGACATACGCCCTGACGGACGGAGGGGTTGATATGGGGATGTTCAACACCCGCAACCCACCCAACTTACCGGTGGCCCCTGCGGAGTACGATGCTGGGCACATGAGCAAACTACTTAACGTCTTGCGGTTGTATTTTGTGGATTTAAATGCGGTGCAGTTACTGAGCGTAGCTGGGTTAAACTTAGACCTCAAAACCCTGCCAACTGAAGCTTCACTAGCTACGCTCCGTGTGGGGGATGTGTACCGCGATACCACTGCAGGTAACGTGCTCAAAGTAAAAGTCTAACTGCCGAGGCATTCAGTTTCGCTTTTACGCCATAATGAAGTCCCTTCAATACGAGGTGCTTATGGACTTTATTAAACTTTTCAACGGGGTTATCACCCTCGTTAAACCTGTCAGCGCAGAGGATAGCTTCGCGCATACCTTAGATGATGAATTTGTAAATTTAGGGCTGGATAGCTTAGACTACATCATGCTCAGCATGTACTTTGGGGATGTGTACGGCATCGAAGAGTCAGTTATGCAGGATCTTAAATACACAACTGTGCGGGAATTGCATGATCTTTTGCAGGCGCATAAAACACAGTCCCCGGTAACAACGGAAGAAGCATTGGGGATGATCCAATGATTTACCTGTCCCGCTATGCTACCGCGTCTACCGCACACACTGACGTAATCTTAGATCATCCGTATCCGCAACGGGTACATTGGTTCCCAGAGACCTATGAGCGAGCCAAGACGGGGATGGTATATCCGGCGCACGTCCTTGCGAATAAAGTCATCACGCCAGAACTTCTTGCATACGTTAGCGACAACCCCGTGGCGGGTAAGACCGGCTTTATCCTTGCGGGGGGCTCCCAAGGATGGGCGGGTGTTCGAGGAAAGAAAGAGTATGCTGAGGACTCAACCCTGCACTATCGCTTTAAGCTGCCGCTTGTATGCCTAACCAACATCTATGCGGGGCGCGTTGCCAGTATGTTCGGGGTGTCTGACTACGTATCCACAGACGCTAGCGCCTGCGCATCGAGCCTAAAAGTGCTTATGGAGATGAAGAACCTGATGGACAATTTTGGGTTTGATCGGTTTATCGTGCTCGGTATGGAAGACTCAGTGAATAACTCTACCCTTGAGTTCTTTGGGCAAGCAAAAGCTAGCCTGCTGGTTAAGGACGAGAGCAACGTAAAACCTTCCGCCTTTGATCCCATAAACGCTGGGTTTAATATTGGGCAAGGTGCGGCCCTCGCTATTTTTGAGAGAAACCCAGTTGATACTCCGCGAGCTAAATTTCTTGGGGCATACGTCGCTGCAGAAGATTTTGCAAACCCGCTGGGACAACGCGCTGACGGGCAAGGATACCGCAAAGCTATCGAGGGAGCGCTTATGGTGGCCAAGCTAGCGCCTAGCGAAGTGAACATCGTAAAGACACACGGAACTGGTACGGCCACTAACAATAATGCTGAGAAAGCGGGTATCCTGTCGGTCTTACCGGAGTTTGTTGCAACCTCGTATAAACAACGAATCGGGCATACCTTAGCAGCTAGCGGACTCCTTGAGACCGGACTATTGCTAGATGACTTGAATCGTGGCATCATACCCGGTATAGCGAATCGAACCGACATTGACAACGTGTTCCTGTCTCACGACGTCCCTGCTACTTCCGGGATTTTTTTAAGTTTAGCTGCGGGTATGGGTAACGTATACGCTGCAGCACTTTTTGACCCGAGGATATAGTATGGCTACGATAGTTGATAGTCGGAAGCAAAAGCTAGATGGCCCCACGGTCATTGCAAACTCTATCTCACCCGAAGATTTAAAGAAACATTCGCTACGGGATACCCTACTAGTGCTAGCTAGGGAGATGGCTATGGACGATGCGTACATCGTCCAGTTTGGGAATACTGTGTTTTTAGGGCACGTTCTCCCGGTGAAACCCGAGTCCCCAAAAACAAAAGGAATATGGATGCGGGCATTTAATGCAGATACTGCACATAATTTACTACACAACGGGACCAACTATTTTAAACGGCTTTTTAACCTTGGGATAACCGATGTGTACACCATGTTTGAGGGCGAAAAGTTTCTAAATCTATTTAAGGCACAAAGGCGCAAGGCGATAACTAAAGGCGAGACCATTAGGATATACCCCGTGGGGGATGGCTCATACGAAGTTCATATTACATTTGGAAGTGAGCTAGCATGAGCGCAATTGTTACACCTTTTCGGGAAGCCGCAAGCCAGATTTACGACGCCGTAGGCGTTGCTGCCGAGCAAGTTGGTGGGGTAGCTAGCTCAATCGCTACTCCCGTCCGGGAAGCCACAAGCCAAGTCTACGACGCAATAGGCGTTGCTGCCGAGCAAGTTGGTGGGGTCGTAAAAGACACACTCGCCGCAATTGCCGACGATCCGGTAAAGGCTATTGCCAAAGTAGCCGCGATTGCCACGGGTAACGCGTGGGCTATTCCGTTGATTGATGGTGCCGCCGCCGCTGCAAAGGGTAAGGATATCGGGGAAGTCGTAAAGACGATGGCTATCTCGTCCGCAGCGCAAGTAGTTTCTGTTGCGGTAGGTGAAGTTGCGGGTCAAGCTGCTGGCGAAGCATTCGGTAAAACCGCCGGGCAAATCATTGGGGCCGGCGCAGGTGCCGCTGCCGGTGCGGTAGTTACTGGGGGTGACCCGCTACAAGCATTTATAACCGGGGGTGTCGGCGCTGCGTTACCTGTCGTACTAGGTAAAGTGGATGGGTTTGCTACCCTGCAGAAAGAATATCCGAAGGTTGCCAACACCATTCAAAACCTCGTTGCTACCAAGCTGGCTAACGGCGACGTAAACGCATCGTTGATTAACTCGCTCATCCAGTCCAGCGAGATTGTCGGAAAATCGTTAGCAGAGTTTGAGAAGACGACAGGGGTTAAGCTAACCGCAGAGCAGGCAGCGGTAGCGGGTAATGCGTTAATGGCAACCACGTCCGCAGCGTTGCAGGGGAAGAACGTTAGCGCCGCGCTAGAGAAATCACTCACCGCCTCGGGGACTAAAGCCCTGAGCAATATGCTGACTAGCGAGTTCAAGTCTGCAGTGGGCAGTGTCTCCGATACGAACACCGCCGCTAAAGCCGCCGGGACGAAGCTGCAGGATAACCAGCTTGCGCAGGAAGCCGCTGTTGCAGACTACAACAACATAAGGGCGCAAATTGATATTCGCGCAACGGAGCAGACCCGGCTTATCGGGCTTGATACCGCCGCTAGGGCAGAGTTAACTAGACTGCAAGCTACCGGGGCGTCGATCGCAACACAAAATGCACAGGTAGCCGTTATTAATTCAACCGCAGCCGCAGCAAATGCTTACGGAACGGCGCTTAATACCGACTACACCAACACATACAAACCGGCCCTCGATGCTGCGCAAGCTACGGTTAGTACCCTGCAGGGGCAACAGCCCGCCATTGCGCAGACGTACACAGATGCGGTAGATAGGTTAGGCAAAACAGCCGCTCCGATTCAAACCGCGATTGACGCCGCAGAGGCTACAGCTAATCGGGAACTTGTTCCGGTTCTAGATCCAAACTTCAACGCGAAGGAATACGCAGAGATTAATGGCCTCCCTACGGGGACAGATCCGTACACGCATTGGATGAATACTGGTAAGGACGCAAAGGCCCCTACGAACCTTAAAGCCGCAGAAGCTACCATTGGTGCAGAGCGGTCCCGCCTTGTAATTGCAGCCCTAGAGAGCAAGGGACTCGACATAGCCACGGCACCCCCAGAGGAAGTATCTAAAATAATTGACTACGTAGATCGCCAATACGGGAACAATCTAAAAGTACTGCAGGGTGCGTCGATACAGGATATCGTCAACGGCAACACAACAACCCTCGCCACAATCGCAACGGGCAGCGCTCCTTGGAGCGTTGAAGTAGTTGGTTCCGCTTATGGCGATTGGCATAAACCCCCTGCGGCTGAATACACTACGCCTGAAGGTAGACGCCTCGCAACAAATGACGAATTTAATGCCGGTACTGCAGAGTTGGTGTTGACTGACAAAGGTAACCCGGTGTGGGTCATGTCCGACGCTGCAACCGCCCCGAAGATTTGGAACCCGGATACAAACGCGTACGACGCAACTGAGATTACTGTTCGCGCTACTGAGCCATCCCGTGCGGAAATATTTGCGGTAGCCACGATGGCAGACCCAGAGAATGCAAATATTCTCAAGCCTATTGCCGCTGCGCTAGCCTCCGGTGTTGGGCAGCAGGTAGAAACATGGGCGAACGCGTACTCCCTTGCCTTCGGCACGGACATGAATAATACTGCCGCAAACCTCGGCAAGACTATGCAGGATTGGGGTAACGCTAATACCCCCGCTAGCGTAATCGCGCAGATGGATGCAACAGCGAAGCGAATGAAGGAGATCGCTAAGACCGGTAGTATGTTCGATCAGGCCAAAGCAACGGCTCAGCTTGTTAAAGAGAACCCCGCAGCATACTTTGCATACCTTGGGCGCGAGGGGTCGCAGGAATTGTTGCCTATCGGGGGGGCTTTAGTTGCAGGGGCGCTTGCAACTGTCCTTGGAGCCCCCGTAGCCGCAGGAGTTGCATTGGCCACGGTTGTTGCAACTGCTATTGATGGTATAGAGGTCTTCGGCTCTTCTGGTAAAGCGATTTACGACGGCAAAATAAAAGCTGGGGCTTCAGAGTCCGATGCTCGTGCTGCCGCTGTAACCGGGGGGATGCTATCTGCCGCAACTACTGCGCCGGCAAACGCTCTAGCCAACGCTGCGATACTGGTTCCATACTTACGGGGGGTAGGTGCTGCTGCAAACGTTGCACTTCAGGGTACAAAAGCAGTGGCTACTAGTGCGGCTGGCGAGTACATTGAGACGTTTACCCAAACGCTTATCCAGCAGAAATTCATTGATCCATCCGCCGAACTAGATATTGGAACCGCAAACGTACAGGCTACGTTCTCTGCAATGATCGGCGCGGGGACTACTGGCGCTATCATGGCTCCAAGTACGGTTATCGGTAGGACTACAACAGGGGAAGACCTGACGCTTGGGGGGTTACGTAGTGGGTCGCAAGTCGCGGACATGAGTACCCTGAACCCCAATATGGTTGTTGGGACTGCTAGCGATAAGGAGACACCGTTAAAGCTCGGGGACATAACGATTAGCGATGCTGCCCTAGGTGTAAAAGAACAACTTACCAGCAGCGTCCCGCCCAACTTCGCCCCTGCAGCTATCGACTCGTTTATAGACCCGCTGGTTACGGATGAGGCAGAAGTTCGGCAGATGCTGACAGACCTCGGGTACACAGACCCAACGCAAGAGGAAGTCAATGCGTACATCGGAAAGACTAATGAAGCAGCCTCGCTAGGTGCGGTTGCGACTAAGTACGATCCGCTAGCTACCACGACCCAAGAAGCTCAGCAGATGATGCGGGATCTTGGGTACAACAACATGACCGACGCCGAGGCCCTAAGCTTGGCGGGTAAGATTTCGGAGGCTGATGCTAAGGCCGCAGTGGAGGCCTATGTAAACCCTAGGCAGGTTACTGAGGCGGAGGCCCGCCAAACCCTTACTGATCTGGGGTACACAAACCCAACGGCTGAAGAAGTCGCCCAGTTCGTCCGTAGCGGTGCAGACGTTACTGAAGCTGCAGTTAAAGCAGAAGCCGCAACCTATACCGACCCTAGGGTAACTGATGCCGGGGAAGTTCAAGCTGCGTACGCGGCCCTCGGCCTAGCAAAACCTACTCAGGCGGATATTGCCAAACTTGTTGGGGTGTACTCGGAATCTGAGCTTGCGGGTAAGGCCACTGCAGGGCTGGAGGCAGCGCGATACAACTCAATCTTTGAACAGCTAGATAACCTCTCCGTTGGGGCTAATCAAGCGACACTCGATGCTATTAACTTGGTCAAGGCAGACTTCAATAGTCAGCTAAAGAGCCTTGGTGCTGATGTATCTGGCGTTAAGACGGACGTGGCTGGCGTTAAAACGGACGTAGCTACCCTCGAAACCAAGCTTACGGACGCTATTGCAGTCAATGAAGCTGCTGGCATGACTCGGGATGCTGCTACGCAAAAGGCTATTGCAGACGTTGCTACGAACTTGGGAACCACTAAGGCTGACTTGCTGGCCCAGCTTGGAACTACGGAAGCGGCACTAAACACCAAGCTTGCAGGTGTAGAGACTGCACTGACCGCAAATGTTAAGGCGCTCGAAACCAAGCTTACGGACGCTATTGCAGTCAATGAAGCTGCTGGCATGACTCGGGATGCTGCTACGCAAAAGGCTATTGCAGACGTTGCTACGAACTTGGGAACCACTAAGGCTGACTTGCTGG